CTAAATTATCCTCTGAATACTTCTTATTTTTCAAAAAAGCATTTGATATTGTACTTCAGTTTTATAATAATCAACACAAGCAACATATGGATACAGGTAATACCAATACCGTCTATTCTGCAGATGGATATAGCAATGAAAACAAACACACTACACGTCAAATGCAAAAAGTGGTTCGTGACATGGGAGAAGACAAGTTTAATAATCAATTTAACCAATTGTTCGAAAAAAATATGACTAATAAACCAGATGACGAAAGGAATAAATGGTTTACTAGCGACAAGGAAATATATCAGATTGATGAACAAGTCAGTGCCGGAAACATGGGACAAGTGATTGATAAAGTTCGTAGTAATCAACAGGCATTAGTGAAACATACGGATGTGCAAGTATTATATTCAAATCATAATACTAACAATAGTTTTCATGAGGACGAAGACGACGACAATTATGTAGTATCAGATCCGTTTAGTAAGTTGAAATTCGATGATTTGCGAAAGGTTCATAAAGACCAGACTGTACTGAATGTAAGCGAACGAGATTACAACAATGTGAAAAAATATGCATCTGTTGATCATTTCATGCGTGAACGCGGAAGTCAATCTCTCACCCCTTTGGAAAAGGCACAAGCAGAGCAATTGTTACAACAGCAAGACCGAACCTATCGTGAACGAATGATGCATAAACAATACGAGTCGAACATGAAAACAAGTCGTTACGAGGAAAAAAATAAACAAGTGATGGCAAACTTTTTACGACTTACAAATAAATAATCGCATTATTTTGGGTCATTTGTTGACTGTATGTTCATGTTTTTGAGTGCTTGTTGTTTCAGTTGTTTCATATACCATTCTTTGTTCATATCTAACATCAAATGATCATAATTTACGTTTTTATTCTCAATATCACTATAACTTTCGTATTGTGATACTGTAGGTGGCGTTAGCATCAACCATACATGTTGTTGCTGTAATCGTTTCCAATAAATATCTAGTGCATATTCTCTTTTGTTTTCAGGGTTTCTCATCAAGTTTGTAGCACTCTCTTTGAAATTCTCGATAAGCGTATCGTAAAAGTGCTTTTGTACTACGTATCCGGTGGTGGTTTGACAATTAAATATACGAGCACAATAATCAGACAATTTTTGATAGGGAGGCACATTATTCCCACCAATAATCAATACATCCCATCTAGATTTCATATTTTGTAGAAATAGGGTCGCACTCTCTTTTAATTTGTTTGGATCTAAAAATGTAATATCATCTTCGCATACGAAGACGTACTCATAGTCACGTTCTTTTGCTAACTGTAAACATTTGATATGACTCATCGTGCAACCTATTGCACCATGTTTATTTTTGATTGCAGATACTCTCTCTACTTGCATATCCATTTTTTCAAATTCTGCAAGAGCATGGTCCAATCGGTCGACACGACTGTCCAAGTTAATAAACAAGGTGTGTTTGAATAACTCCATCTAATACATATATAGGTTTTTTCACTTTATATGTATTTTATGTGTCTACTTTATTCATCTGACTTCTCAGATTGTTGATCAAAATTGTTGATTTTGTTTGCATTGTCTCGCACTATCACGATTTCACCTTGTATATTGCGAATGTTTACGGAGTTACTTTCAATCTTACTGTTCAGTTCTTCTTTCATTTGTATATGTTCTTCTTGTAGTCGTTTCATTTCTTCTTTTAATGTTGCAATTTCATTTCGTAATTCGTCATAACCAGTCTCTTCGTTTGTTTGGAATTCCTTGCTGTTTTTTGAAGTAGGTGAATCGTCTTGTACATTGACCGTAATATTATTGGGCATTGCAACTGCTGGTTCTACGTTTGTCGACGAAGGCATTACAACTGCCGGTTCTACATTCGTCAGCAACGGTGGCGCTAGTTCTTTCAATTGTTTTTCTCTTTCCTGAATGTGAACATTAATTAATTCATCCATGTTCTCTATAATCGTGTCCTTGTCTTTTTCTTTGAAATCTACTTCTTCTGGCATAGGTTTTGCATACATTTGTTCGTATTCATGTTTCTTTTCTTCAAACTGTTTGTTCGTCTCTTCGCCAATCGTATTTGGTACATAAGGAGGGGTTTGAATTTGTGAAGGATAATTTGCAGGAGGTCGCTGATCAAATGTATTTGAAGGAGGTCGCTGGTCAAATGTATTTGAAGGAGGCGGGTGCTGTGGCGCTTCTGGTTGCATGGGGATAGAATGAATTGATTTCACCATAAAAGTGAGAACATCCTTGTTCAGAAGATTTAACTCGTTCACAGACAAGTTTCTACCTTCGTTTTGCATATAAAACTTCTCGATTATCGATCTAAACCACTGTTCTTTTGAAACATGGGAATGTGTCTGGAAGAATTCGTTTACATAAATGTTATTGTTTACAATGTTCCAAATGATTTTCTGGTTCTCGGGATGGACTAATGCACTCATGAATATAATTATATATGAATTATGTTCATGTAAGTTTTTTATTTATGTTTACGGGTTTTGTTTTTATTCATTCGAGAACCCTTTTTCGTTTTTCTCATTTTTTTTTGTTGGTTCTTTTTACCTCCCTTCTTCGTCTCTTCAGGTTTTGCTGCCTGAAATGTAATGGTTCTTTTAATAGATGGAAAGAAATCATTCGTTGTTTTCAATGGGTCAGGGTTGGAAGATGTTGCCCATGATATGTAATTCTTAAGTTGGTTCAAATAATAGTCTACTTGTTGTCTCGCATTGGACGACGGGATGTTTTTCTTAACTGATGTAATAGTTTTCGCAACATTACTTCTATTTCCACTAAACTCGGATGGAAAAATTGTGGATTCTATCACAGTACCTTTGGGTACACTCTTATTTTTCGCAGTTTGTTCGTCTATAATTTGCTTTTGTGCATTTTCAGATAGCATTTGTATAATCCAGAGATATTATTTGTTAAAATATTTCTCACGCAGTTTTTTCATTTTGCTATCAGGGACACGAACGCGTTGCATATGTTGAAAAATATCCCGACGGTTCTTCGATTTTTTGCCGAGTTTTTCAGTCAACATAGTAATAATAAAATACAAACTATACATTCCACATTCGGTATTTTGCAATTGATGCTCCAATTCATTGATATGCACTTTGAATTGTTTTTTCTTTTGTAAATCTTGAATCAGTTGTTCAACTTCTTTCGGAGGTTTGATGCCATTGCTATCAAAATAATATACATCCTTGTTCTTCAAATCAATATACATCGAGACCCAATGAGAACCCGAAGAATCATGTTTATCTAAATTAAACACTATGCCCACATGATTGATTCCTTCAGATAGATAGCGGTCGATATTCATTTTACACAGTTCTTGACAAACGCATTTACCATAATAGTATAAAGGCGTGTTGTTGAAATCGATCGGTGTGGGTCCAATGAACTTGAAATCACTACGCACACCTTCATATTGTTCCAATACTTTCAAAATATCATGGTTCGTTAACCACATAACTGGGTTTTGTTTCCAATCACTCGGTTGAAATGGCGCAAACAATTCTTTCTTTAGGTCTTCTCGAATAAATTCGTCGTGAATAAGGTCTAACCAGCAATCTTCGCGTTCACATTGGGTAAGTTTGGTTTTTAATTCATTCCAAACAGTTTTCGGATTGCTCGTTTTGATCATTTTGTCAGGATATTGTTGATTGAATGCATCTTTGATGACTTGTAGTGTATTTTTTTTCATACATGTCTGAGGAAGATGTAAATCGGTTTTATTAGATGGATTGCATTGTATTTTTTTCAACGTTTTTCTCTTTTGCTTATGGTGTTTCTTTTTCGTAGTTGTAAACATTTAGTATATACTTACTAAATATTTTAGTGCTTGTTTCGTTTTATAATGGACTTACCCCATACCGATCTCTCTCGAATTGCCGGTTCAGACTGTTCATGTACATTATCAAACAACACATCTACTTCGTCGTCTTGTTTGTTATATTCATTTTTGTTCTCAATTTCTTTCATCTTAAAATAATTAATTACCGTTTTTACATATCCATCAAATGCATCATTCACTTCTGTCGTTATATTCTTGTATCGGTTCGTTAATAATTCTTCGGTTACTTCCAAAATATCGTCTTTATAACGGGCAATCTCGTCGTATTGCGTTTGTAGTTTATTAAATTCGTCAGGATTGTTTTTAGAAACATATTTATGATATTGCGATTTGTTCATCAATAATTCTAAAGTGATTTGATCAACAAAAGAGTTTGATTCGGTAATCGCCTCGACTTCTTCACCCGATACGTCCATATTATATATAACAAATAGACAAGGTTTTTCTTTACATTTGTTTCAATCGAACAAAATATCTATGACCACATTATCATTTAGTAATATCGCACAACAAAATATATTATAATAGTATAATAGAATTCAAATGAGTAGTCTTGGAGGAGGATTTCAAGGAATTTCCGCAAAACAAACTATAACTAATTACAAAGATGGACAACAAACTTCCACCCGTGATATATTACGCAGAGCATGGAACACTCCTTTCGCAACCGGTACCGTTAATGGTGAAGCGCGCAGAGTGACCCCATTTAGAGCCGTGAACAATTCGGGTGATTTTCTGCTTCGTCAGAACTACAATAGCAAGGGAGCCAACCCTGATAGCACTGGTATCCCGTCTGCCAACACCAACCCCAAATTCGTCGCCGATTCTTCTGACTATGTGAAATACAGAAGACAGGTAAGTGTGAACCGTAACTACAATGATTTAGCAAACGGTGGAGACGAACACAACGCTTCGGTCACTTTCTTAATGAACGTGAGAAACTAAATATTTTATACGGATGGGTAAATATATGTAAATATGATATAGGATGATGATATTTACAAAAAATAATTTGAATAACGGATCGCTCTCGTCTACCCGAGCAATGCCTCTGAAAGATAGTACCTCTGATAATGGTAGTAGATTTAGTTCTGCACGTGAAGTTTATACTGAAACTACACCTGATACCAGTCAAAAAAAATGGTATGGAAATCGCGATTCATCCAGTGTAATCGAACGAAGGAAGAACAATGCTATCGGCAAAGGAAGCATTAATGCTAACAACCAGGCATTGTCTTTCACTGCACACAACGAAATTAACAGTGTGAATAGCGCATTAAGGAGAACTCGTGCGGGTGGTTCTACGGTTCCTGCGAAAAGGACTGGATCCACAAAAATATTTTAAGTGTATCGAATTGTTTTCGTTGATTATAGTATATAGACGATGTATAACTATTTAGTTGAATTTATTGCTACCACATTTTTTATATACGTGATTTTGTCCACTGGTAATCCTCTTGCGATTGGTGCTGCTTTAGCGTTGGCGATTCTAATCACATCGGACATCTCTGGTGGTCACTTAAATCCCGCTGTATCTGTGGTCATGGCTGCTGCTGGTAAATTGCCCATTAGCGAATTGCTTCCCTATAGCATTGCACAAGTTCTCGGTGGTTTGGTTGCTCTTGAAATATACAAGAGGAACTAGGAGTAAGTCGACAATATTAGATTGAATAAATTATGAAATTTATTCAATATTGGATTCAAAACGTATTAAAACGTTACCACACCGTCTTCAATTGCTAAAACTGTAAGTAGATTGTCAACATTGCCACCACTCATCGACCAACATGTTACTAGGTCAAATGCCTGGTCATATGCATTTCTGAGAACCTTGGGTTCAAATTCCCCATTGGAATTAGAATTTACTTCTAGATTGCAACTTATATAATTTGGATTATATGTATACTCTTCAAGAGATTCACGTATCTCCTTCTCGCGGCCTGCAAATTTTTCCTTGAAATCGTTGAAATTCATTATCCTTTTGATACCATAATCGTGAATAACGTTATCCTTGGCGGATACCTTTACATTTGAACCGCCACGTTTAGTGCGAGACTTTGCATTTTTACGACTACCTTTCTTATATTTCCGTGTCTTATTCACACCTTTTTTACCGCGCTTGGTCGTCTTGTTGACTCTGGTTTTACCACTCTTTGCGTTTTTCATATATATATACACTATGTAGATATATATGTGTGTGTTCTCCATTTACTTGGTTTTTAAAAGGAGTTTGTAAAGAATATACAATCCGACAATGGATAGCGAACTCATGTAAAACTGAGTTCCCATATTCAGGTCCGAGAACTCAAGTACATTCTCTTGTTCGTCCTCTGAGTCGTCAGTTTCTTCTGTTTTGGAACCAGTCAATTGGTCCTTCATTTTATTTACTAAAATTAAAAACTGATTATCTGTTTGTTTCACATCCACTTGTTCTTTTTCTAAAACAGGTAGTGCAAACAGAGAGCCTTGTAGACTGCTACTGCTCGTTTCGGGTGTGTTCTTATCTTCTATTTTAGTCGATGAAGAAGAAAATGCTTTCTGTTGGTCTTTATTGGGAGAACTGTCCAAGTACAAATAATTCATTGTTATACATTGAACTCACATATTTTTACTACTAACTATTTGTTAAATCAATATAAATGTTTGAAACTAGGTTATAACAACTGCAACAAGGACATCCGCATTATGTGTGGAATATTTGCTATCTTGAACAACAATGATTTGATTATTACAAAAGACATCATGGAAGATGCCTTCAAAAAAGGCGAACATAGAGGTCCGGAATATTCAACACTAAACTCTATTTCGATCAAAACGATTATGGGATTTCATCGACTTGCGATTAATGGACTGGATGAAGTCTCTCATCAACCAATTAACATAGGCAATATCACGCTAATATGTAATGGTGAAATTTATAACTACAAACAACTGTACACTCTATTGCCTGAATATGTGTCCCCGACAACAAATTCGGATTGCGAGGTAATTATTCATCTGTACAAAGCATTTGGAATGGATACCACCCTACAATTGCTCGACGGTGTATTTTCGTTTGTTCTTATTGACCAGTTATTGGGACAAAACGCCACCAAACTGTATGTTGCTCGCGACCCCTATGGAATTCGACCACTTTTTATCATGAATAATAAGAACTCGTCTGATAGCGACAGTGTTATCGCCTTTGCTAGTGAAATGAAATCGCTGAAACCAATCCAAGACGAATTAAACGAATATTATACAAACAAACGTGACGAAATATTGATGGACAATCCTAATGCAAACCTCAAAAACAAATATAAACAATATCAAATTCAACCCTTCAAACCGGGTTCGTATCAAGTATACAAACTCCCATTTCATGTATCCCCTCACTGGAAGTTAGAAAAGCAAGTCAAATATAACACCTTCGCATTCAACACGAATGTGTTTACGAATAAATATGATGTCGACAACGTCATGGTCAACATTCAAACCTACTTCAAGGAGGCAGTCTTTAAACGCTGTATCGCAGCAGACCGTCCTATCGCATGTTTGTTGTCTGGTGGTCTGGATAGTAGTTTGGTTACTGCATTGGTAAACGAATACCACAAAATGAACAACCTACCTCAACTCGAGACATATAGCATTGGTATGGAAGGTTCAGAAGATCTAAAATATGCACAACAGGTAGCCGATTATCTCGGTACAAAGCATACGCAGGTCACCGTCAGTGAAGAAGAGTTTGTAGACGCCATTCCCAAAGTCATCTATGATATTGAAAGTTACGATACCACCACGGTTCGCGCAAGTGTTGGTAACTGGTTAATTGCGAAATATATTTCAGAACACAGCGAAGCAAAGGTCATTTTCAATGGCGATGGTGCAGACGAATTAATGGGCGGATACCTCTATATGAAACATGCAGGCAACTGTGTAGAGTTTGATAAAGAATGCAAACGATTGCTAACGAATATCCACCAATTCGATGTGCTACGTTCAGACAGATGTATCTCGTCCCATGGATTAGAACCAAGAACTCCCTTTTTGGATCGTACGTGGGTGAATTACTATTTGTCTCTTCCATTCACTCTTCGTTATTCGAAAGATGACCAAGAGAAGTATCTGATTCGCAAAGCTTTCGACCAAGAACATTTCAACAATAGAGAAGGAATATCGTTGCTTCCGCCAAATATTCTATGGCGTCGCAAAGAGGCATTTAGTGATGGTGTTGCTAGCGAAAAAACCACTACCCGCGAAATTATTTACAAACACATTCATAGTTTAGATAGTCACGCACAATTTGTTACGTTGTTTAATGACTCGAATATTGATAACAAAGAAAATATTCTGAAATTAGTAAAAGCGGTTCCTGAAACAAAACATATTACCCATTTGTTACCTGAAACACTGGAACAATTTTATTATCGCTATATATTCGAGATCCATTACAAGGGTTGTGGAAAAGTCATTCCTTATTTTTGGATGCCCAATTACGTAAAGGCACAAGACTCCAGTGCACGTAGTTTGGACATTTATAAAGATACTATAGAAACTGACTATGCGCTTTTACCAAATGCACCCGATGACTCTGTATAAAAAAGACAATATTCACAAGTAAATATACTTACATAGAACGAGTATATTTACTAATTTTCATTGGAATGTATAACTATATATTGTACAATTTTACAATATATATTTTAACCTACCTTCATTGCAAACGGTATCTAAAACTCCGTACTAAAGTCAAAAACCTCTTCTTCTTTATCCTTTCCACTCTTGTCCGCCAAAGCGTATTCTGCATTGGTGCGCTCAAAAAAATTCACTTTGGACTCAATGCTAATGAGTTCCATGAAATCAAACGGATTGGACGAATTGTAAATCTTGTCGTATCCCAATTGGACGCACAGTCTGTCCGCAACGAACTCAATATATTGAGACATCAACTTGGAATTCATACCAATCATGCGACAAGGAATCGCCTCCAAAATAAATTCCTTTTCAATCTCCACCGCCTCTTTCACAATTTCGTGAATCTTATTATTGGGTAATTTTTTATGTAACTTAGAATACATCAAGATAGCAAACTCGGTGTGAAGTGCCTCGTCGCGAGAAATGAGTTCATTGGAGAAAGTAAGACCAGGCATCAACCCTCGCTTCTTGATCCAATAGATTGCGGCAAAGGAAGAAGAAAAGAACAATCCCTCAACTAATGCAAACCCCACTAGACGCGTAGCGAAATCGCTGTTTTCATCGTTCACCCATTTTTGTGCCCAGTTGAATTTCTTCGCAATACACGGGTAATTTTGAGTAGCAGCGAACAGTTTGTCTTTTTCCTGAGGGTCTTTAATATATGTGTCGATCAATAGACTATACATCTCCGAATGGATGGTTTCAATCGCAATCTGGAATGCATAAAACGCACGGGCTTCCGATACTTGAACCTCGTTCATGAAACGGGTACCCAGGTTGTCCGTAACTACGGCATCACTACTAGAAAAAAAGGCTAAGATCATTTTAATAAAGTTGCGTTCATCGTCACTCAACTTGGCCCAGTCATTCATATCCTGTGCTAATGATACCTCTCCGGTATGCCAAAATGAATCGATCGACTTTTTGTACATTTCCCAAATATCATTGTATTTGATGGGAAACATTACATAGCGACTATCGTCTGGTGTAAGAAGGGGTTCGAGTTTAGTGACTGCATTCTGTGTATTGTCGGACATATTGTTCCTAAATAATATAGTCATCAGATTTTTATTTCCTTTAGAAAATATAGTTACGCAGTGTACTGTTTATTTTATAGTTTACAGTTGCACGTTAGTAAAAGCAAATTGTGTTTATTTAATTTATTATCCGTAGTGATATTTGAATTATTATCAAGAGATTATTTAGGTTATTATTATAAGGAATGCGAGGACAGAACAAACATACTTCTGACCACGAGCTTGGCGAAGAACCTAGTAGTCGCCGTGGTCGCAGGGGTCGCAAACAAAACGAGAAAGAAATTTTGCGAGAACATATGATTGAAACCATCGACAAAGACACCATTATTCAAAAACAGCGACAGTTATACGAGAATTTGCAGTACTTATCTGAAAAAGAAAAAAAAGAGTTCGAGGCAAAGTTCACTACACCTAGAAACGATGGTCAAAAATACTATGCTCGTCTATTAAAACAAAAAAGCAAAAAAATTGTAGTTGCTACGGGTCCAGCGGGTACAGGTAAAACATTACTTGCTACGGAACAAGGCATTCGTATGTTTTTTTCTGGCGCATACGATAAGTTGATTTTCACTCGCCCTTCTGTATCCGTGGATGAAGATCTGGGTTTTTTACCCGGCACATTAGAAGAAAAAATGGCGCCTTGGATACGTCCCATCTACGACGTATTGTATAATTTTATCAGTCCAAAAGAAGTGACTGTATTACTAGAAGAAAAGGTCATTGAAATTGCACCATTGGGATACATGCGAGGTCGTACATTTAAAAATTGTTGGATTGTTGCTGATGAAATGCAAAATTCGACCATTTCTCAAATGAAAATGTTAATGACCCGTCTTGGCGAAAATAGCAAACTGGTAGTAACTGGGGATTTAGACCAGTACGACCGTGCGAATGATATCAACGGATTAGATGACTTTTTAGACAAATTTCGTGGAAAGAGGTCATCCAGCATTAGCAGTGTTGAGTTTCAAAACAATGATATACAAAGAGAAGAAGTGGTCAAAGAAGTGTTGGATATTTATGCAGGAGATGTCCCACCTGCATACTCTGACGTCAGTGAAGAAAATAGTGATTGCGAAAAGGAAAGGGAAGAGAAAGAGGACGAAGAAGAAGATTTAACAGATTCGAAACAATAACCTGTTCTCATTTTAGGCACTATATGTGTATAATAATATGTGTTCTTTTATTATAGAAATGAAATTCTCGTTGAAAAATGTTCTCCAGTTTCAACCATTATTAAAGAGTCAGTTGGTATTGTACATGTTTTTATTCATTGCCTTGTTTGAAATAGTTCATTTTGGCACAACCCAGAATGTAAATGGGGTGCTGTTAATGTTCTTAGTTGGATTTTTAACTTCTTTTTTTAGTAAGAATATGGTTGTCATCTTGTTCTCTGCTATTGTATTCACTAATTTAATTGTGTATGGTTCTCAACTCAAGTATAGAGAAGGGTTTGATAAGAAAGAAGAAGAGATCAAGCGAGTGAAGAAAAACAAAAAGTCGGAGAAGGAATTGGAGGAAGAAGATTCCAAGAAAGAATTGACGAAGAAAGACATCGAGGAAGAATTCGGCAATTTACAAAAAGAACTCCCCGAGTTCCAAAAGGTGCAAATCGAAATTTTAGAAAATCTGGAGAAAATGGACCCCCTTCTAGAAAAGGCGGAAAGTTTCATCAATAAATACTCTGACTACAGAGACAGTAATCGCCGTTAATTTTTGGTATAAATTGCAATTGATATTATCCTTTCATAATATAAGAGAATAATATCAATCATGGTCCTCAAAGCACTCGGACAATTCATTTCCATGATTCCCAAAATATTTAAAATTATTACAGGAATCGTCATGGGTATCAAAGATATTTTTTTAGGATTAGCTCGCGAATTTAAGGAATTTCCACAAGGTGCTTATTATTTAGGTATGCATGCAGCTATATTTGTTCAGTACTTAGGCGTATTCGCATTCACGAATCTTTTTTGTGCTATGCAAATGATCCAGAACTTTACGTCATGTTTCTTTTGGTATGCATTAGACATTTTTGGAAAAATTCTGTATTTAATACCTCAACTCATCATCATGTTTTTAGTATTTCTAGGCATTCCAGCAGATGATTTGGAAACCCAATTTTGGATTTTTATGGAGGATATTGATAGAATGGCGGTGGATGCATCCGGTTTCCATATTATCCACTTTCCCAAAGATATACGCGACAAATGTTTCAACTGCAAACGTCTCAAGACAAGTGCGTTGATTAATAAAGCAAATGATGCGTTTGGAGATCTTAAGGACCCTATCATTCCGCTGATGACTGGTGGTATTGTGGATATGTTCAACGGTGCTCGTCGTGCAATGAATGCATTATTGGGACCAGTCGGTATTCGTATATAAGAACAACCTACGAATTTAGCATACATAAATAATGGAATATTATAGAATGATATAGTATAATATGCCCAAAAAGTGTACCAGTCCAGGAGTGATATGTATTGAAAACGTAACCCTCTTGTTTATTCTTATTATTATTGCAATCATCGGATATTTGATGTATCAAGTATACAATCCATTCACCAAAAAATCGGATACAATCCTTATAAAACCTACCAAAATCATGCACGACATTCAAATGCCCATCATGGATGATGCTGGCGATACAATGAATGACCCGTATGCACCCCCTTTGAAACGCAACCAATATCTACAACCCACCATGGGAGGAGATGTCCGTGGTCTTCCCATCAATATCAAAACTCGTGCGACTGGTCATGATTATCAGCAAATGGGAATTTTGACCAAACAAGGTGGAAATAGCGAAAATTTGATACTGCCTTTGATGGGTCGCCGTATTATGACTGGACGGGACAGATGGCAATATTACACAATGTCCAATACCGGTTTTGTAAATACAAAGTTGCCTATCAGCGTTAACGGCAAAAGTTGTTCTGGAGAATACGGATGCGATATTATGAACAACGGCGACGTTGTCTATGTAGAAGGATACAATGATACTTTCAATGCAACCATTTATGAAAACAGCACACTGAACTATATTCCTTACCTTTAGACGAATTATAATTTGGTAAAAAACTCTACCACATTATATATATAAAGTAATGAGTGAAGAAAATATATTTGATTTAACTGAAAACATTGAACTCAATAAAGAAATTATCTATGATTATCCATTGACCACTATTTTTACAAACGAAATAAAAAACGATGGAGGAGTATTTCAAGTTCCAGTCACGTACAGCATCGACAACAATTTTTATTATACCACTGACGGAACAACTTCCGAGTTTAATTTTACAAAATTTCATATTGGTAAACCTTATCACAAGAATATCCCTAATACTAGCGAAGACAATCCAAATATCATAGGCGAAATCGTATTAGAACATAGTTCCAAGTGCTATGTATGTATTCTTATCGAAAAATCAATGACTGCTCAAAGGAACATTTTAGAGGCGATCTTATCCAAGGATTCTGCAAATTACGAAATAGTATTGAACGATTTGATTCCCAAACAAGATAATTGTATTCAATATAATGACGGAAACAGAAAGGTGTTTCTATTTACCACACCTATATACACGTCCTCCAATTTAGAAGAAATATATGGCGATATTAGTCATTTGTTTACCAAAAATTACGATGCAAAGTATATTGTGATTCCTCCGAACAACATAAGCAAGCGCGATGATGACGAAATTTATATCGATTGTAGTCCAACCGGAGCAAGCGAAGAAGAGATCAATACTTACAATGTTCCCATCAATTCCAAGTTAATGAGTGAAAAACAACAATCCGATTTTATGAGCACGACTATTAATTTCGCATTTTTTACCATTTTATCGCTCGTTGGATATTTCATTATTCCAATGTTTTACAAAAAGGTGGTGATTGATATGATATTGTTTATGAAACCAGGCGTAGGAGACGCAGTGAATAAAGAGAGATTGAAGGCAATTGCCTCTGCCGACATAGGTCTCATACTCACATTTGTATCCACGATTATGTTATTTTATACAATGGGTATGACGGGTGATTCCAAATATACGTCTTTATCATTGATGCTTTCTCTTGTAGCTATATTGTCTGCTTCGTTAATCACCATGAAGAAATCCAACCCCGAATTCTTGCGAGCAATCGATAGTAGTGGTCGCATTATTCAATTAGAAATCCCAATGACTACCATCAAGGATGAAATTACAAAGAAATCAACCGAAATTCCTGTGGGAGTATCTTCCAGTTTTGGAGACATATTGAAAACAATCGGCGACGGTTTTGGGTTCTTATTTAAATTATTACCTGCATTCCTAGCAATCATCTTTGTTGGTGCTACAATTCCACTGATTCTCGGGTCGATGGGTATCTTGACGGACGAAACCGCCAATACATTAACCGTGGGTGGTGTGTTATTCTCCATGGTTGGTCTCGTTTGTTTCAAACTAATTGATCATGTCGAAAAATTAAGCAAGGGCGAGGTAGCATAACCCAGTAAAACATAGAAGAAAATACTAAATAAATAGAACAATGATGTCTATTTATTTATACTCGAACAAATTTAATACATGGAAGCAGTTCCAACATCCTCGGCAACAGGTTTGAAAGCAGATTCGGTGAACACAACAGGGTCACTGTGTCCAATGGGAGCCATCTTCTCCACAATTTCCTCCTCCAAAGTTTCCTTCTTCTCGGGGTTCATCTTTTGCATCTTCTTGTCCTTCTTCACTTGGGAAGGCGTGTGCTCCTGAATAGCGGCCTTTCCAGTTTGTTTAGAACTACGTCTTAATAATTCATACGCAACAAACACGTATAAAATAGCAACAAGGGGGTTAGCATTAAAGAACAGATACAGGGTAACTGCTAAAACACCGACCATACCCAGAGGGGAGTCGACCATATTGGAAACAAATCCGGGGTTCTCAACGGGGAAGACAATATATAATACAAACACAACAAGGGCGATTAATTCCACTTGTGTTAAGGAGTTGAACATTTTTGGAAGTTTCATCATTTCTATATTATAGATTAGTATTTTATTTTTACCTATAATCAACGGAAATATTTGAAAATTGAAATATCCTAAATACAAATAATCTTATGTAGTAATCATATACATACCAAGATGAATAGAAAGAAGAATCTCAAGCAACCAACTATCAAAGACAGTTTCCTTCTGACCCCAGAATACAAAGAAAGTGTACGGGTTTCTGCTCGTTTGGGTAGAAAAGGATATACGATTTCCAAAGAGACGTTAACCGAAAAAGACATTGCTTGTTTAAAAGAAGAATTATTGGTAAAACCTGTAGAGATGAAAATGAATTATGGTGCACCAGGTGCAGCTGGTTCCAATGCGTTCCCAGTGTACAAAGAAAACGATAAAAAAATATACATTCCTCGCTTTTATGGGGTTGAACGTTATGGGTTGCCTGATAAAAGCGAACTCCAGGAGGGAGACGACATTGACGTAACCTTTGATAAACAGGTCCGCGATTACCAGGAACACATTATTGGTGTATATATGAACCACATTGGAGAACCCATATCAAAAAACAACACGCAAAATGGTAACGGAGGCATACTGGAGGTTCCTTGTGGCAGAGGCAAGTGTTTGAGCAAAGATACGCCAATAATGATGTATGATGGGTCTATTAAGATGGTTCAAGATGTAAAAGTTGGAGATAAACTCATGGGGGACGATTCTACACCAAGAAACGTGTTGACTCTCGCACGAGGAAAAGAGATGATGTACAAAGTGATACCAAACAAAGGTGATAGTTACACAGTGAACGAAAGTCACATACTATCATTGAGATACAGTACATCCATGAACAAAAATACCCCCAAGGGCACTGTGGTTGATATGTCTGTATTAGATTATTTGAATTTACCCAAATCTTATCATGGTAGAGGAGGTCCCTTGGTTGGATATCGTGTGCCTATTCAATTTCCTAAGAAAGATGTGGACATAGACCCGTATTTGCTTGGATATTGGTTAGGTGACGGTCATTCAAAAGGATCTGTTATTTCCACACAAGAGTCTAATGTATTGACGCATTTGCAAAACAATTGTTTTCCAGAAAATCATCCCGAATTGTATTTGCAGTATACAGGTGCACAATACGATTACCGCATTAATTCTACGAATAAAGGCACTGGTTGTAATTCATTCATGAATGGTTTACGTAAATATAATCTTATCAATAACAAACACATACCTCATGATTATAAATGTAATGACCGCGAAACACAGTTAGCATTGTTGGCTGGATTGATGGATTCAGATGGGAGTGCCGGTAATAACTGTTATGATATTATTCAAAAAAACGAAACCCTTTTGGACGACATCATTTTCGTCGCACGTTCACTTGGATTTGCCGCATATAAAAAAGAATCTAAAAAATCGTGCATGTACAAAGGAGAAAAAAGAGAAGGAACCTATTATAGAACATGTATTCATGGAAAAGGATTAGAAGAAATACCGGTCAAATGTCCTCGTAAAAAAGTAACTCCCAGAAAACAAATAAAAGACGCTTTGAATACCAGAATTCGATTAGAACAAGTCGGCATTGATAACTATTACGGGTTTGAAATAGATGGGAACCGACGTTTTGTATTGGGAGATTATACCGTCACACACAATACAGTAATGGCGCTCAAAATCATCTCCAATCTCCAGAAAAAGACGTTAATTATTGTTCACAAGGAATTCTTGATGAATCAGTGGATCGAACGCATTGAAGAGTTCTTGCCTGGAGCAAGAGTTGGTAAAATACAGGGTCAAAAATTCGACATTGAAGACAAAGACATCGTGATCGGGATGTTACAATCGCTCTATGACAAAGATTATGGTCCCACTGGATTTCAGAGTTTCGGTTTAACCATTGTGGATGAGGTGCACCGCATAGGAAGTGAACAATTTTCGAAAACCCTTTTGAAAGTGACTACTCCAAATATGCTTGGTATTTCGGCAACAGTGGACCGCAAGGATGGATTGACCAAAGTATTGTATATGTTCATTGGAAACAAAATATACAGCGAAGAACGAAATGATGACGACCCCGTATGTGTGCGTGCAATTCATTTTCACACGAACGACGACGAATTCAATGAAGTTGAAGTGGATTATAGGGGTAATACCAAATACAGTACCATGATCACCAAATTGTGTGCGTATGACCCGCGTACACGGTTTATCATAAAAGTGTTACAAGATTTATTGTCGGAAGACCCAGACAAACAAATCATGGTGTTATGTCACAATCGAAGTTTATTGACCGCAATCTACACCTATATTCGAAGTTGGAACGCCGATGAAGAAATGATTGGATATTATGTGGGCGGTATGAAACAAGTCGATTTGGAAAAAACAGAGAAGAAACGCATTGTGTTGGCCACGTATGCGATGGCGGCGGAAGCGCTCGATATCAAAACGCTATCTACATTGGTGATGGTGACCCCTAAAACGGACATTACCCAATCAGTTGGTAGAATATTGCGCGTAAAACATGCGAAACCTATTATTGTGGACATCGTCGACCAACACGACCCATTTCAAAAGCAATGGATGCAGCGACGAAGATATTACAAAAAATGCAACTATAAGATTATTCAAAATAACAGTAAAAAATATACAAATATGATGAATGCCGACGATACAAATGAATGGAAATTGGTATTTGACCCGAAGGACAAAACTACGAAAATGGATGAAGACAAAGAACTGAAATCAGACAGAAAATGTTTAATTGCTTTTGATAATTTGGAATAGAATCGTGTTTATACATAAAACTCATTATCTTTGTATGTTAGATAGGGCACCTGACTATCAAGCGTCTTGTCTGATTGAATCTCATACCAACATTCGTAATCAGGGAGATGAATTGGTCCCTTCAACTTTTTTTCTAGGTTTGATTTCAACATATTCGCATGATTTTTCATCGCCATGAAAGAATCATTGCATTCAGGGTGATAATTTTTTATTTGTTTATACAATGTTAGGAGCGAACTCATATCATTGGGTAGTAGCGTAGCGGACATCGTAGTAATAAGAAGACTATCTATTTCTTTTGTGTCTTTCTCTTCTTGTTGCTTTTCTTTTTCAATTTTCTGTTTGTCTTGGTATTCTTCTTCTTGGTTGTTTTTCTCTTATGTTTCCTTCCACCACCTTGTTTTAACGCAACTAATTCTGCACCACCAGAAGTACCGGTAGCAACAGTATTGGGCAACACATTTCCTTCTGTGAACTCGAAAAATCCTCCTCCAGTTCCAGACATGATATATATTGGACAGAGATATTTTGCAAACAAGATAAAGTGATCATTGTATATGTGTATATGACTAAACTTCCTGCGAAATCGTGGGATTATGTTTCCAACTTAGAAGACGAAAAAGATTATGTGGTGGAGTTTGAATTGTGGAACTTGCGTGCAATTTTACGCAATATAACCCAAAATCAGCGAGCAGAATCGCCAGTCTATCAAAAACTCGTCATTCCTCATTTGCAAGAATTAGTAGATAAATTGGAAACATTGGAGGCGAAACTAGATAGAGAAATTGAGACAGACGGCGACAAAACCGTCTACGACTTGGTAGAAGGATAAAATTGAAAAAGAAACAACCACCACTACTATATTCAGTAATCAACTCATCAACTAACGAATTCAACAATGTGCTCCAATACGGATGGACGATACATGTCTTTGGCGACAGAAGAGGCGTCAAAATCACCCATTACTAGTTTTCAACTGGGTTGTGTCGCGGTCGTATCAGGGAAAATTGTAGCACGAGGATGCAATAATTATAGAACCTATTCCAAGGATGGCATGATCGGTCAATCTTGTTCATGCCATGCAGAAATCAGTGTATTGCGAAAATGCATGAAACAAAATATTACTAAAAAAATAAATATATATGTGGCTAGAGTGTCTACAATGGGAGAGATGCTATGTTCGGCACCGTGCATCGACTGTTTCTTGAAAATGAAAGAGTTCAATATAAGGAGTATTATTTATATTGACCATAGCGGCAATACAGTAAAGCGAAATTTCGACGACTTTCACACGTCCCATACAACAAGCGGCAAGAAAGCGATCCTTACAAAGCGTGTAAAGTGTTTATGATATGGGTCTGCATATCATTATTTGTGTGTAAAATTGAAAAAATATTTGTTTTTCATTGATACACAACAAGTAGACAATCAATCATTCATTATGGAAGGAGAAACGCACGTTCATTGGCCCGACATTACTCATCCAGCGGATGCACATGCATTTCAATCGCTAGGATTAAAAAAACTATTGTATATTGGTCCCTGGTTTCATCTTGAACCCACTATTCATGCGGAGTTTCGAAATATCAAAGAGTTTATTTATGTAGATACACAACCACTTGGAGAAAATGAAACAAAACCATACGATACAAACTCATACAAAACCAATTTCGTCGAAGATTTGATGACGAAATGTGCTTGTTTTGGATATGAATTAATAAGTGATTATATTATTGACCCTGAACATGTATATACTGTATTGAACCGCAGTCAACGCAAAAAATGGTGCGTCGAATATCCTCATATTAATCCACATATGTTCAAGTTTGAAAATAAATACACCAAGCAAATATTAAAATATTACATTTCAACCAATTTCCTGTATACGATGAATAAAGAGTTGCGAACAGATATGTGCGATGCAGATGGATTAATTCTGAGTGGATATTTTCCTCATAAAGCGCTATTGCATTATTTCCCCCAACCAAAAACAATCATTGGGTTTACGGAAACTGTATATCCTGTAGGCGAACTATCTCATTATTTGGAAGAAGACAATATAATGCCGTCGTTAATAAATGATACGAATACCGACGCCCCTTATTGGGCAAATAACTATTTCTTAATGTCTATTCATACAAATCATATTGTAAAATGTGAAAATATAACCGAAATGGGCGAATTATCTGTATATGAAATAGACCAACGATACGGAAATGAAAGTGATACGTAAATTATCAATACAATAATAAAGTTCGGATAATAAATATAAATGTGTTTTTTTATGATATGTATATGAAAATTCTTTACGGAACTGAAATCAAAAATATAGACGTAACCACCATATGTTACGATAAACTATTAACGGATAATATTATTCGTATTCCCAGTTCAGAAAGAGAGCGAGCTGAATTGTTTACGGATCCTGTATACGGCGAACTGAAGCAAATTTACATCGTAAATTCGGATGTTGGACAATTGACCAAGCATGACCACACCAAAGTCGTGTACATAGACACAATTAATAATCAGTTATATGAAGACGGCGATGTTCCTGAACATATACAGTACGTGTATGGTGATATAGATACAAAATTAGAAATAATTCATAAAAACATTCAGTTAAAATACGGGAGTATGAAAGACGAATTCCCCGAACAAAAAATGGCTGTTCGCTTCTTAACTGGTAATGAACGTGTAATGGAATTAGGTAGCAACGTTGGTCGTAATTCAATGATTATCGCACATATTCTGAAACAAAAGAATAATAACCGGTTTGTAACCGTGGAATCTGACCCAGAAGCAGCGGGTATGTTGAAAGCAAATATGGAAGCAAATGGGTTTAATTTTCATATTATAAATGCAGCGCTATCAAAACGTCGTCTGATTCAAAAAGGATGGGACACATTCGAAAGCGACGTGGATGTTGATGGTTATCAGCGTGTAAAAACCATCACATTGAAAGATATTAATACACAATATCGAATCAAATTCGATACACTGGTCATTGATTGTGAAGGAGCATTTTACTATATCTTGAAAGATATGCCTGAAATATTGAACAATGTAAAGTTGATCATGATGGAAAATGATTATCGTGACCCAGAACATAAAAAATATGTTGATCAAATATTAACTGAACATAAGTTTAAGGTTGAATATTCGGAACCATTAACATCACACGAAGGATTATTCCCTCATTGCAGAGAGCAATTTTATCAAGTATGGAAACGCCCAAAACCTCGAGTTGAATTTGTTTAGTCCATTCAATTCATTCAGTTATTTAACATAATGTGATATTCGATACTACATTATGCATTTAAAAAGGATAGAACGAGTCTAATTATATATTTTATGGAGCGAATGCTAAAAAGGTGTATTTTTGTTTTCAAACTCTCTAGAATTTTTTGCACTTTTGGACATTTTTAAAAATGTCCAATTTTCATTTTTGTGGAAAAGTCTTTGAAAAGAAAAAGTGAAAAAATGGGTTCAAAGCATAATGCAGCGAATTCGATTTTTCAAAAAAATATTTGACTGCATAAATTTTTATTTTAATTATGTACAAAAAGCATTTAGGGGATTTTTTACTATCATTGTATGGTAGTAAAATGGTAGTAAAAAATCCCCTAAAATCAACACAGATATTTGAATGCAAAGATTGTTACTATAGTACAGGCAATAAAAAGGATTACAATAAACATTTGTCCACTGCAAAACATAAAATGGTAGTAAATGGTAGTAAAAAATCCCCAAAAATCCCCAAAACCGAAAATAACAATTTTGTCTGCATTTGTGGTAAGATATATAAGTATGATAGTGGGTATTATCGTCACAAAAAGGTATGTAACGCAGATGGAAATATGAATTTGCCGCAAAATACAGTAGAAATCGAATCACCGACCGACTCTATACACACGATGATGGAGTTAATCAAGCAAAACCAGGAATTTAAAGAGTTAATTGTAGAACAAAATAAGCATATACTGGAATTAGCCCAAAAACCAACTACTACAAACAATACGATCAATAACAACCAAAAATTCAATCTGAATTTCTTTTTGAACGAACAATGTAAGGATGCGATGAATATTTCCGAGTTTTTGGAGAACATGATGCTCGACATGGAAGATCTAACAGAAACCGGTCGACTAGGTTACGTAGACGGTATTTCAAGAATTTTTATTAACAAACTGCGAGAACTCGACACGTACAAAAGACCATTGCATTGTACTGATTTGAAGCGTGAAACACTGTATATACGAGATAATGATGTATGGGAAAAAGAAGAGAATTCTAAACAGAAACTGAAGGAATTAGTAGACAAAGTCGCTAATAAAAATTGTAAAACAATGCGTATATGGACGGAAGAACACCCAAACTATACGGAAATGGATTCGATTGAAAATCGAGAATTCATGAAACTATCGGATGCTATTTTGGGTGGATTTGGAGAACAAGAATCCAAGCAATTTCGTGATAAAATCATCAAAAGTGTAATCAAAGAAGTCATGGTCAATAAAAACATATAATATATTTGTGGATATCATTCATAAATATATTCAAATCGTGGTGTATATGTTCGCATTATAGTTTACTAATATGAACAACCTTTGCATATTTATGCGCAACCTTTGTTGGTGTCCATTTGCGGTATTTACGATCGTAAACACATTCCATGCGTAGCGTTTTTTTCAAGTCGACATATTTATCATGCTGTACATTTTCAAAATCCTCTTCATCGTCACTTTCTTCGATATAATCCAGATTTGTATTTTCTCTGATATTTCTGAAAAGATTATTCAACATAACGCTTGTTTTGTAGTTTGGTACATAAGACAAATTATAATAGACAGGACTATTATTTCTGCCGTAGGCAAACAAGTGATAAATATCATATTGCAAGTCTGCTCGAATTTCGAATATGGTCGTTGTTCTATATTGCGGTTTATTCAATATCATTTTATATGGTTGACTTTCAAAGTCATTTGTTATTTGTAAGGTGGACTTGGATACATTCGGTAGATTTACAATATTTAATTTTTTTGATAAATATACATTCACATAAGGCATGACTTCATTGGATGACCGATATTGAATATGATGAATGGGATAGTGAATGTGCGATTGAATATGTTCGTTGATTGTATTTGGATATTCATCCAATCCATCGAGTTGAACATTCCATAGGAAAGGCGAATATATAGGGGTAGGCTGCTCAAGATATGCAAAGAAGCGTTTCCATGCACCAAGTTTATTTATACTCGACATCTTGCACATATTTACGCCTTTTAGATAGAGAAGATCATCCACCACGTATTTTTCTTTACCTGAATGTTCATCGACGATACAGGTTGCGTAAACGAGTGTTCCCATGGACAATTCAAGATTGGATTTGAGATCACTGTGAACCACTTTGACGATTTTCTTATCGCGGTTCAAATCCATGATATAGCATGTATAATGTTTCTGATAAAATGTAAACCATAGTAACACCTTTCTACCAGTAGGAATCGCTATACATACATCATAAACAGATGAAACTTTCTTATGGGAAATTGTTTCATAGGAAAGTTCAAATTGTGGTAATCGTTTGAGGAGATAAGACGTTTGGTTAGCACCTAGAACCAACATACTATAACAAGGACGGACTATTTATATAGTTTCAAGAAAGTGTTTGACTGGTCTGTTCATCCATAAACTGTTGTAAATCGTTGTTCAATTTTTCGATCTGCTCCTGATCAAATAAAGGGGTGTTTGGATTTGCACTCGTTGAATTCTGTATTTGTGTCATCATTGCATTATACTTTTCACCATTTAATGAACGAGATAACTTCGGTTTGGGTATACGAAACTGTGCTTCTAGATGTTGAATGACGGTATGGCATACAAAAATAAATAGTAGAAAAAATAAAGCCTTGAATATAAATTGTGCAAGCATATGTCTAAATACTAAATATTACGAACAAAAAAAATCGTATGTTCAAACGCTGGATGCAAATACACCTAGAAAATGTATTTGTAAAATAATATAAATGTATCGTGAATAAAGTTAATAATGACGTCTGTACGGTTGCTGGTAGTAGACAAAAATGGTACTATTAAAGAAAGTGTGTTAAAAAACTGGGATGAAGATGAATTGTATAAAAAGGCTGGATTTAAAAATAGTCAGGGGTTTGCGTTAGCAACTACATGGAATATTGGTGAGATTAATAAAAAATCATACTCTATTCGTGTATACGGTAAGACAGATGGTCGTGCTACACAAGAAAATAAATATGAGTTCCCTCCTCCAATTGACGAAACACTGTTTTTTGGAAGTTGCTTAATCGTAAATATGCGAGATGATAAACCGGTTTCACTTACTACTGCAGAATGGACGTGTATTTACGATAAATTATATGGAGGTTTTGAGGATTTGGGTGAAGAAGAGAGTGAAGAAGAAAGCGACGAATACGATGATGTTCCCAAGACCAAATCGGGTTATGCAAAGGATGGGTTTATTGTGGATGACGATGAACAATCTGATGATGATTATGAAGACTCGGATGTATCCGATGAGTTGGAACCGTTGCCTAACAAGAAATCAAATAAAAAGAAGACCAAGTCCAATGTGAAGACGGATACGTCTAGCGTTCCAGACAATGTGTTTATGGAACTTAGTAACGAAATTGATGAAATTTTTGATAGCACAAAAGAGTTGGAGAAGGAAGAATACATATCATAATTTATTGATTCCCAGTATAAGATAAAAATTGAATGATATAAATAAATGTATTCTATTTATATTATTAACACATACACAATATGAAGACAGTATCAAACCCAAACAAATTCCGTGCAAATTTGAAAGAAAAACTAAATATTGTTGTTGAAGATGAGAACATAACATCGAACGTAGAAACAAGTATCTTTAATTATGCACTCGACGAGTCGGACCGACGAAAGTTGATTAAAAAGTGGGACAATCCACGATTTGTAGAGATATATTTAAATAGATTTCGCAGCATCTACATCAACTTGAAAAATACCGCATTCTTAGAACAAATCAAAAATAAAGAAATTACGGGGAAGACACTGGAACGCTTAACTCATTATGAAATGGATCCAGAGAGATGGAGTGAACTGATTGATAAGAAAATTAAGCGAGAAGCAAGTAAATTTAATACGAACATTCAAGCGTCCACTGATATGTTTACTTGCAGAAAATGCAAATCAAAGAAGTGTACCTATTATGAATTGCAGACACGAAGTGCTGATGAACCGGCGACTATCTTTGTAACCTGTCTTGACTGTGGTAAGAATTGGCGTTCCTAACGAAATAGTTCACTGTAGAGAAGGCATATTCTATATATGCAAACAATAAATAGAGACGAACTGTTAAAAAAAAGACATACTTCATTTTTTCAAACCTAGGATGTTCAACGATCAAACTTGTTATAGTATTCATGTCGGTCTCAGAATCATCTATTTCGAGGTTGATTTGAATACTTTTTATTTTCTTGATACGATGTACACATTCTTTGTAATGACTTTCTGATATAGCAATATTGGTTACATCACTTCTACACAATGGACACAATAGGTATGGATTATGTGAAATATGCAATCGTTCAATATAATGGAATACACAACCCGAACAAAAATAATGACTGCAAGTGAATGTACAGCATTTATCTGGTTCTATTTTTTCCAGACAAATAGAACAATCGTCATATTTATTCAATTGAATATTTTTTTCAATCTTTAATTGTATAGACAAAAGTCGCGTAGACAACAAAATCGAAGAGATCGAAGTAGGTGTCCAGTTGGTGTGTATGTTATTTCTCAATAAAAACTGATGAATAGACTCTGCGTTCATGCGAATTTTGCTATGTGGGATTGAATTTATACGTTCAATGTATGTTTCATTGGGCACATAAGAATAATGCAGTACGAATTGTTGAATAAATTTGTTATACGGAACATGTGGACTGCATTTTGGTTGATTTGTGAATAAAATATTATACTTGTAACCAATTACGCGCAATACCTGCATATTCAAAGACGTCAAATATAATTTTAAATACGTTGTTTGTAATCCCAAATAATAATCGTATGCTGCATTCATTTTTATGCAATTTTCAAACACGGCAATCATAGAACTATTGCACTGATTTATACGATGTCCACGCTGATTACAAAAAGAACATTTTGACATAGATACAATCAACCTCCTATATTTACACTATCAACACACTCTATTTGTAAAAAAAATACTTATTGCATTTTTTTTACGATAACTGAATTTAGATCAAAATTTCTAAATCATGTAATTTCCAATATTCGCAACCTCCATTTGGCAAGGGACGCTTAATAATAAACGGCAGTTTCTTTTCCTCAAATTCTTTCAATGCAATCAAATATCCATCAATCACATTTTCATCGACAGGTACGAAAGGTTTACTTCCTGCATTGATTTGCTTCGCACGTTCTCCAATAACCCGTGCTTTTTCGTACTTTGTAATAAACGGTTGTGTTCTATGTAACGGGTCGATGATAGTTCCATCATCATCGCGAACCACTTTTGATAACGCCTCGACTTCGTCATAATTAATATTGTGTAACTCAGGATGATAACTAGAGATCAAATTCTCTTTGTATGTATCATCAATCTTCTGTAAATAGTCTTCGTCTTTTTCTTCTTCGTCATCGCTAAAATCGTCTTCACGGAAAGGATTTAACTCCAAATCTTCTTCTACGAGGTCTTCTTTTTGTTTTGAGAATATCTTATTTTCGATATCTTCTTCATCCATTTCTTCGTCATCGTCAAAATCGTCATCACTTTCATTTGCGGTTGGGTCGTTTTGAACAATCGACTCACTATCACTTGGTGCATCGTCATCGTCATCGTCAACGTCAACGTCATCGTCAACGGTTTGGATCGTGATTGGGCCCTTCTTTTTAGTCTTGGTGGTTTCTGTCTTGTCTACTACCTCTTCATCGGAAAATTCCTCTTCAATTATTTCTTCGTTATCGTAATCAATGGGGTCCATTATATACTAATATGTGAATATATTAAAAAACATATTTCTAAATACATTTATTCAATTTTATAGTAGATTGATTAATTATTTGTCCATTTAGTATCACATTCTGTGCAGATGTAACTGTAATTCATTTTCGCATCATTATAACGCATATAAAGTATTTCTGCTGGCGCTTTGTGATCCGTTTGGTTGGTTTTGCATTGTTTATTTGGGCATGGTATGCTGTATATGCGAGGCAGTGTGGGATCTAGTTTTGTATACTTGTTAATAATATGATGAAAATTTTGTTCTCCTTTGGTGAAAGATGTATTCATCAAACAAATACCATCTTGGTCTATTTCAGTATCTTCATGACCGCAATGTTTACAATAATAATTCAACTTTGATTCATCTGATTCGGTAATACGAATATAGTACATATTGTCGCATTTCTCGCAAAATTTCATTTTTAAACTTCCTTATATATAGTTGTATGATAATTCTTCTATGTTATTTCATTTCAATTTTGTATTTCGAACATCTAAATAATACATCATATAAAATTGATAAATATCGAGATTTTATTACTGATGCATCAACCAAAACAATACATCAATCGAATTTACACCATTTACAGTGTTATATACAAACGTATATAATCGTCACAGTGTGGTTATATTTTCGAAAATTGATTTAGAAAGTAGTCAATAAAATATTTATATAGTATACTCTGGGGATGAAATCATCTTCTATAACTGCAAAAATGAAGTCAAAACGAACACAAAGCGTACAGTCAATCCTTACACAGTACAAGGTTGACAAGCAGACACCTAACGATAAATCAGAGACACATACAAACACGCGAATTGGAAACAAAGATGCGAAGATTCATGGCGGTTCTTATGCAATTCCTGATAGCGAGTACTCAGATTTTATGGGCAAAGTGAAAATAGCTACAATGGGAGGTCAATACGAGTATTTGACTGAAAAACAATTACCAGAAGGACCCTTGGCTATTGATATGGATTTGCACTATGATTATGAAGTAGAAGATCGACAGCATGGAAAGGAACATATTGACGATTTGATAGATGTGATTTTCTCTACGTTGAATGAAATGTATGTATTTAACTCTGAACAAAATATTATAGCATACGTCATGCAAAAACCGGATGTAAACCGTGTGAAAGAGAAAAATATAACCAAAGATGGTGTTCATCTACTGATAAACATTAAAATGGACCGACATGCAATGAAATATTTGCGTGAACAATTGATGGCGAAAATTCCAGAGATTTGGGATATTCCGATCATCAATACATGGGGAGGGGTATTTGATGAAGGGGTCATGAAAGGCACTACGAACTGGCAGTTGTATGGATCAAGAAAACCGCATCATGGAAGATATAGTGTATGTAATATTTACGATATTGGTTACGATGAGACGGATAACGAATTTATTCGGGATGAGATCAAAGATGTATCTGCTCATTTACAAGATCTTGACTGGATGAATTTGTCTGTTAGAAATCCGAATGTACCCACATTCCAGTTGAAGACATCCTTCATTTCTACCTATGAGAAGTATCTGCCCGAGAATAAAACTCGGACTCAATATTCGCGCAATAATATTCCTGTTCGTAGATCGGGTGGTTATTCTTCTTCGCCAAAAGACTTAGTCGGTATAAAAAGTCAAGAAGAGTTGGACTCCATTTACAATGAGTATATGGATTCATTAACTGCGAATGACCACAAATTGATTAGTGCATGTAAGATGACCATGATTCTTCCTTCTGAATATTATGGTAATGGGTCCTATGATAAATGGATTCGAGTATGTTGGGCATTGAAAAACACGTCATTGGATTTGTTGATTGCGTGGGTGAAATTCAGTTCGCAGTCGGCGTCTTTCCGTTTTCCAGACAGTATTATGGAGTGTATTGAAAAGTGGGACGAAACTGCAGTTCAATGTGATGGAGGTCTGACGTTGGGTTCTATTTGTCATTGGGCAAAAACCAGCAATCCTACCGAATACAAGGACATATTAAATCAATCTATTTATTCGAAGATTGAGCAGTCGATTAATTTTGCAGTACAGAATAGCAATCTCAATAATAAAAAGAACGGAATTTGTGGTGATGCGGATTTCGGTGAGGTCTTATATGCTATGAAGGGAGACGAATACGTTTCTGCCGGCATCAAATGTGTATTGTGGTATCGTTTCGTGAATCATAGATACGAGGTGTGTGATTCGGGCACCTCATTACGAAATGAAATCGGAGGCACAATGAGGTCTTTATATAATCAAAAAGCACAAGAATATCTACATCAGAGTACGTTTCAGACGGATGACCCAGAATCAAAGGAAAACGAATTGGCGAAGATCAAAGCAAAGGTATGTATGAATGTATTTGCTCATCTCGGTAAGACCAGCGACAAAGAACATATTATGATTGAAGCTCGACACATGTTCTATGTAGTGGATTTCTTTGATAAATTAGACCAAGACCCCTATTTGATGGGTTTCAATAATGGTGTAATGGACTTTCGTGAGAAAATATTTCGCCCGGGAAAACCAGATGATTATATTTCCAAGAGTACTCGTATTAACTATATTAAATTGGATAGTAACGACAAACAGCAACGAGAAATAGTAAACGAAATCACCGAGTTCATGCATCAACTGTTTCCTATTCAAGAAGAATACGATTACATGTTTGACCATTTGGCGTCAACGTTGATTGGAAACTCAATAAATCAGACCTTTACTATGTATACAGGCGAGGGGCGTAATGGAAAGTCTGTATTGATTTCTCTTATGGCGAAGATTTTGGGCGATTACAAGGTTGAAGTGCCTTTGAGTTTAGTTTGCGGCAAACGTGTTGCAGAGGGTGGTACAAGTGCAGAAAAAGCAGCACTAAAGGGAGCACGCTATGCGGTCTTTCAGGAACCAACAAAAGGTGATCGCATTAATGAAGGTAAAATGAAAGAGTTGACCAGTGGAAAAGACCCAATTACTTGCAGAGTTCCATATATGGCGAACATGATATCGTTTATTCCGCAAGCAACATTTGCGATCGCATGTAATGTAATGATGGATGTGGATAGCAATGATGGCGGAACTTGGCGTCGTATTCGAGTTGCCGAATTCTTGTCTTATTTCACTGAAAATCCTGTTCATAACGATAGTAATAAACCCTATCAGTTTGTTGTAGATTGTGAAATTGAAAATAAGTTTGATAGATGGAAAGAAGTATTTATGTCGATGTTGATTGACCGAGCACTAAAAACAAATGGATATGTAAAAGATTGTGATATGGTCATGGCGGCGAGCAACAAATACAGACAAAGTCAGGACTTGTTCAGTCAGTTCTTCGACGAGAAAATTGTGGTGGATGCGAGCAAGACACTTACAAAGACAGAACTGCATACGGAATATGGTATTTGGTATTCAAATAATGCAGGCGGTAAGGCACCTACGTCTCGTGAAACTGCTGAAAATATGGACAAACTGTTCAAGAAAAATATTAAGGGGAAGTGGAATGGTATTGGTCTTGTTTATGGAGACAATACTGATGAAAATACCGAATTAGAAGAACCAGTTGAAACTGGAATAAACGACTTAGGGTAAGAAACAATGATGTATAATTGAAGATTGTAATAATTAACTATAATATTCAATTTTTATTTGACTGGTTCGGCACGAATGAAATTATACATATACATGGCGTAAAAATATAAGAACCTTTCAATCGGTACGATATAGTATGGATATAGACCAATTAACAATACAATGAATACGGTGCTATATATTTTTTTCATGGAGAAGTGTTGGTATAAAAATAAGAGCAACACAATCGCGAATAGGTAATAGGCGACCGTTAAAAAATGGTTTGCGAATGACCAGTTGTCTATTGTTGGTTGAATAAACGTACTTTCTTGGTCGCCTTGTGTTAAATCATTTTTCATATAATCGTATTCGCGATGCAAGTGATTGTTTTGAACAGACACCAAATCAAAAAATTGTTTATCATTATTGAAAGAGATACCCTTTATTTGATTGTATTCGATTAGTAATTCGTCGAGTTCACTCTCTAAGTCAATGTTTCCATCATCTACTTGCGGTATGATGGTTTCCAGTATAGATATTTGTTTGGTCAGCGTCTTGATATCTTTTTCTAATTGGACCTTTTCTTTTTGTAATGCAGCAATCTCGATATTGTATTGTTTGATTAGAGCAACTGATGACTTATGACTGTTTCTGTATTCAATGGTCTCTTTGTCCATTCTATTCAACTTGTTTTCAATGTCTCTTATCGACTTGTTTCGATTCCCGATTTCATTGTTCATATTTTGAATATTTTGTTTAATCCTTTCAAATATCTGTTTTAATTTGCGAAGTTCTGCTTTTAACCATATATTTCGACTTATCAACTCCTTTGGTGGTCCTTTCCTCCTTGGTTTTTTTCTCTTAGGTTGTCTTTTCTTAGGTTGGTTGGATTTTTTTTTAAACCATCCCATGTTGAATAATTTATCTATATAATTAGGATAAATTATTAGGTGTATAAAAATTAAAATAGCGATTCGAACATTCGGTGTAGAATACTGGGTATTCTGGAGATGTTGCTGAAGGTCTGTTTCGTATATTCTTTGATGTTTGCTAGAATATCAACAATGACTTCTAAAATAAACATAAAATAAGGGAAAATAAGCAAGGCAATTACCATGGCGATCGTATATGGTTGGTTCAACTTATTTTGACGACGATACATAAAGACCAGTATTCCTAATAAAATGTAATAAATATACCATAGACCAACCTTTGCAATCGAATATTCCATCTTAATATGATCTTGATATGTAGAACGACGGTCATTGTTGATACGTTTTTGTGTTAGATTGTCGAAGGTTTTATCTAAATAGTTATTTTGCTTGGTTAACTGGTCATACACTTGTTGTGTTTTTCCATATATATTGAGTTTTTCTTGTTTGATATCATCATCAACCGTAATTATACTAGATAATAAGGTCTTGTTTTTCGTATCTGAAATATTATGCTCAATTAACAAATCGTTCATATCTTCGTCTAAATTTTGTTTTCTATCTTGTAATGTCGAGTTTATATCGTCTCTGTAATGATTGCGCGTATTTTCCTTACGATTTTCTACACGTTTTGTTTGTATTGCCTTTTGTTTAATTTTATTGTATTCAATCGTTGTTGTCTTTAATTGCTGTGTTTTTGCGTTTTGCGTTTTTTTGATTGGTTGTAATCGTTTGTATACTTTATTCTCATCTCTTCGGCGGTTATCAATTGTCTTTACTCGTTGAGCGCGCTGTTTTTCCATTTTTTTATTATCTCCATCAATCGCTAATATAATCGGAAGTACTGGAATTAAAGGAAACATAATATCGCTATTTTATATAATAGTCATATTATATTTTTGCATATTTATCTTGCTCATACGGGGTATTGCACATAGACGGTTGCAGATTGGAAAATGTTTCGACTTCTTCTCCCTCAACTTCTTCTACATCTTCGTTCGGAACGCACAACAACTGCTCATTATCAAAACTAGTGCCTTCATGACAACATGCTGGTCCAACGCAATAATCCAAATCATTCGCCGCTAATAAATCCGTTGCATCCCCATCTTTTGCGGATTTCTTTTTCAACTCCTCTGGTTCGTCCAAATATAACTTGGTAAAGTCCATATTGCTTCGTAATAGAATTTTGATTATTTGCTTTATGCTATAAATACCGATTATACTGATAATGACAACCATCGCAATCGTCAATGCTGACTCTGGTATAAAACCCAAATGACGCTGTACAAGAATAAGCATAATGACTACAAACAAACCAAACACAATTACCGCCATCATTTTGTTGACCTCATGCTGTCTCAATCGATAAGAATTATTGAATTGCATTTGGCGCTGTTTTATCGCATATTCACTATCTACTGCGGATTTTTGACTCATCAGACGATTTTTCTCTTCATCAAGAATATTATGAACTTGTCTTTGTTTTGTTAGCAAATCCGCATTTGTGGTATTTGAATTATCGTATACATTGTTCAATGTATCTAATTCAGTTTGAAGAGAAATTATCTTTTCGTTCAAATTTGGATCATCACTTTTTTGCAAAGTTCCTTGTAAATATCTTTTTTGTAAATTAAAAAAACTTTGTAAATCTACTTTGGGGTATGTTTCAGTATCAGACATGATATATATTATCAAAATATTATATCATGTTCGAAATTCAAGATAATACTTATTGTTTTGTTAGTAACATACCACCGAATACCAACAATGTTGCAGTCGCAATACCACCTAAAACAAAAATTTCATTGTTTGTATTGATCATTTGCTCCACGTCTTTTAATCTCGCTTCTTCCACACTATCTATTTGATGCATTGTATTCGTATAAGACGGGTGTTTTTTCATTTCATCTAAAAGACCTGTTTGCGTAGGATTTGTAATGGAATGCAATACATTGGATATATTTGCATGTTCACTCGTAATTTGGTCAACATCATCTTCATATTTGACTGCTTTCTTTCGAAGTGGATTGATTTGCTTTTCTTCTACTGCTTTCGCATATTTATTATATTTTTGTTTTTTATCAGAAGTTTCCTCATCCGAACTAGGCAATGTATATTTTTGTCTCAACTCGGAACTATAGGTATAATTATCAAATCCTTCAACATAAGGGGCATAGTCAGAAGATACAGATGATTTCGAATTGGGTTTACAATCCAAGCATCTTCCAAGCGATACGAACGCCTCTTTGTCGTCTTCTTTTTTAGAAACGAGCACTGTATTTCCAAACAAACTCCAATTCGATAGTTGCACACGGTCAATCGGTCCTTGCATTTTGGTAATAATCAATCTAAAATAAGTGAATTTCTTAGGATAAGTAAATTCGAATTGCTCTTTTGTTCCTTTAAAATCAGACGACATCGTCTTTGTATGTATTGCTTCCCAATCGTCTCCATTGTTTGAACCAGCGACAATAAACTCTTTGGGAAACTTATTCGATTGTGATGATACAGGCACTTCAATAATGTAACTTTTCAAATAGATATTGTATGGTATTTTTACTTGCACCCATTCCCCTTTGATCTCGTTTACATTATTTTCTAGACCCATTTTGGTGATGAACGTGTTTTCTTTTCTTCCGCCACCTCGATAAGCAGATGGATAATTTCCAGTATAGGCAGATTGTATGTACTCAGGATAGGATGCATTTAATGGAGTATATGTGGGATTGCCTCTATAGTCAGATTCCCAATATTTCTTATCATCATTAAAAGTATGATATGCGTCGCGTTTTACATTTGAACGAGAGGAACAAGATAATTCGTAATTGCCGTTTGGTAAATACGTACCTGATTGTTTCAATCCACTGATGGTTGAATTATTTGTTTCGAATTTTTTGTTATTAGGTAATGGAACTACTTTCAATACTGGTTGGGTCATATATGCTATGTTATTTAATATAAAGCTACATATTAAATAAATGAAAAGTTGCTATTTGTTCAGTTTGAAAAATACATAATATAATGTGGTTGTTGCTAAAATACTCAATACAACACCTCCAAATTTATTATAATGATACATATTTTCCATATCTGCATGAAGAGAATGTTTTTTCTTATTGATGTAATCCATCTTCGTCTGAATATCATTTTGTAAGGTTTGTATGTCTTCATCGTACATATTCATTATTTCATTGTGCGAAGCATCGAATTCTGCCGTTCCACGAACTTGATTGATATCCGCGGTTTGTAGTGTATAAATAAGTCCCCCATTTACGTTGTTATCTTTGTCGTAAGATACGATTTTGTTGTATTTATCAAACACATGGTTCTTGCTCATTTCTTCCTTGGAACAATTTAATACACTGTTCGATGGGTTCATGGTATTATCATTGCATTCAATGTATTTCACATATTGTTCATTGAAATCGTTTATCGCATCATGCAAATTCATCGTTGTATTCATAATACTCATTCCTTCCACTTTTCCTGTGCTGTCCGATGCAAATCCATCGCAATTCCCTTCCAAATTCATACAAGTCTTTCCGAAAAGAGACCATTCGGAGAGAGTGATACTACTATTTTCCGGAAGATTAGACATACCTGAAATAACTAACCTGTAGTGCGAATATGAAAACATGTTATCTTTAACCTTGAATTCAACCGGTAATGTAGCGTTTTGCGACATTAATACATCTTTTCCGTCTTGTTTATTGAGCACAACCCACTTTTCTCCGTCGTTGGAACCTAACACCGAGAAAGTAGTAGGGAAACGCCGTATATACTTCTTGGGATTGACTGTTGCTTGTAAATAATAATCCGTTAAAATGAGTTTATATGGGAATTGTATTTCTGCCCATTCTCCATCGATATTTGTGCCATCTGTCAACATTGTCTTGTGATATTTATTTTTACCTCCACCTATATATGTACCATTTTTGTAGGCATCTTGGGTATATCCATCTTGATAACCCGATTTGGAAGATTTTATATACGGTGTTTGCCAAAAAGTACTGTTTCTTCCATCGAATAAATTCAAAGCAGAAAAAGCAGATGTTTTATGAATACCTTGATCGTCAAGGCAAGACGATTGTTTTACTTTGTATATTCCATTCATGAATGCTTTTCCCTCATCTTTGATATCCACTGTGAATGAGTTCTTTGTTTCATCTACATTGAACTCGTCTAATGGAACTGCTTGAAATATTTCATTATTCATGGACATGGTTGTTTATTGTTATACTATATGTTTATATTTCTCGCACGATATATAAAAAATATTAACGCTGTTATTCCAATTCCTAAATTAAGAGTATCTAATTGTGTAGATTTAAACTGTTTTACATAATCTTGATGCTTTTCTTCGGAACCACTGTGGTTATTTTGAACATTGTCTATTCTGGTTACATTTTGTTTGTTTATGCATAATTCTCGCTCAATACATTTGCTACTGTTCTGATCACTATTGAAGACGTCACGTTGTTCTTCATTGTCGGTTTTACATATAGATTGATGGTCAAATTCCGTATCTTCTAATATGGTTTTGCATTTTTCATCGGAAGGCATGTACCCATTCTCCTCTGCGGTTATGTAAAAAAAATCATTTTTGTTATATCCTACTACTATATCTGAAAACATATAACTATATATTATGTAATTATATATTTGTAAACTATTTACTTACCTAATTCACACATACGCGATAATATTCGTGTTCCAAGGCAGATACACTCTTTCTGGTGTATTTACATACTTGCCCTGGTCGCATACAAATCGCCAATGACTGAGGGTCGAAGCGGGACACTTCGGGAAGTTGCGTTAAATCTCGAATGTTGTATTTCACTTTCAGTTGGTCCAACTCCTCGTTGGTAAGTATCTTACACTCAGGAACTAAAGTATGTTCTAGAACGTTGTACTGCAAACGCTTGATATTATGGATCACAATAAATACCCCTTCTTGTTCGTATAGATATTTCATCCTTGTTACTAGAGAATCATTGGGTTCGTCATCCGTCACCACAATTAATATATCGTTCTTTGTTAATGTATTTTCAACTTCGAATAATTCGTCTTTCAGATTATCTAAATCTTTCTTTGTAAAAGTATTGTTCTTTTTATCTGTAGGAAATGAATATTTGATATAGATTTTGTTCTTTCCATTTTCAACAATCATGTCTAATTTGTTATTCATATACAACTTGTCTACCTCCAGATTGCTCGTATCCAAGTGTTCGGATACATCATAACCGAGAGTGTCGCATTGTTTCAATAAATTCACTCTTGATTTGTGTAACTTCAAAATTAGATTGTTGCTCGCCATTGCTATAAATAACACCTTATACTTTATTTTATTTATAGCATACATTAATCAATTTTCTATATTATACTTTTTTAATAATCAGATTGGAAAAATCCGTTTTACTTTCGGGAGGACTATCTTCGCTTTTCGTATTTTCTGGTGCTTGGATTGTCGAAACACTTTCTTGACTGGGAAATTCAACAGAATCGCTTTGCCTGTTGTCCGAGTATGTTTGCTGTTGACTTGTTGTGTTAGCAGGAATGTTGAACACCGGAGAAATATAAATAGATGGGGGTTGAGTAGTAGATGATTGTCCATATTCAGGCAAAGGAATCTGTGTTTCATAAGGTTTTACATCCAATGCGGTAACAACTTCTACTTCTTGGTTTGGACCTTCCGATTCGATTTTATACAGATTTGGTTTGTTCAATGGCGTCACGGACCATGCTCTTCCAGGGAGACTATCTTTATTGTAGGTCACGCGGTCCCCACCCTTGTATATTTTAGTCGCACTATCCTCGGGGGTGATCGGATGATAAGATGCACTACTTTCGGGTTGACCTGGTGGTGGAGGTGGTGGTGTTCCGTAAGACGAAGCGTACGATGAAGGTGCTTTTTCATCTATTCCATATTCAGGTGTTCCTGGAGGAGGCATTTCAGGTGTTGTTGGTTGATATTCAGGACTTTCGGGAGGAGGCATTTCAGGGGTCGTTGGTTGATATTCAGGACTTTCGGGAGGAGGCATTTCAGGAGTCGTTGGTTGATATTCAGGACTTTCAACCTCAGCATCTTCAATCACAAATTTGTTCTCATTCGTTTGTCGCAACCTCATATTCACCTCTTTTTGTATTTGGTCCATTGTTTCTTTGGTATCTAAATGCTCACTATGCATCAAACGCTGTATGTTCTTGGAGAAAGTCATGTTTTCAATTTGGTTGATGTTATCTTCAGTAATAATACGCATGTGAACATTGATCGTTTGTAGTTCTTGCATCAACAATTTGAATGAGTAAGGAACACATACAATGCTGAAATTGCGTCCAAATTTGGTTATTTTCTCAATATTCATTTCTTGCTCGTTCACAGAACCCACAAACTTAATTGGTCCATCTGCTAATGGACTCATGAACAGATTTTTATCAGGATTGTATACTGCAATCATTCCAGTAGTGTTACAAATCGCCATGTAATATTTATCTGCACGTTCCATCATAGATTCGCGTAAGAACTCACTTGCTCCGTGAGAAATTACACCATCACGTTCCATCTCACCTATTCTCAAACCACCATCATTTGCACGACCAGCAACGGGTTGTCTTGTAAGAGGATTTACACGACCTGTTGGGCGAGAATTAATCTTGTCCTTCACCATATGTTTCAAACGCATGTAATAAGTTGGTCCCATAAATATCTCGGTTTCGACTTGTTCTCCAGTCATACCGTTGTATAATACTTCATTTCCACTTGAGTGATATCCATAGTCGGAAAGCATTTTACCGAATACACCCACTTTCGAACCATCATTATTATAAGCAGTACAGTCTCCAAATCCACCCTTCATCGCACATGCTTTGCCCATAATTGCCTCCACGAACTGACCAATGGTCATACGAGATGGGATCGCATGAGGATTAATGATCAAATCAGGTCGAGTTCCATCTTTGGTGAAAGGCATATCGCATTCGGGAATGACCATTCCAACCGTTCCTTTTTGTCCTGCGCGAGAAGCCATTTTATCTCCCAAATTGGGTATGCGTTCTTCACGAATACGCACTTTCGCAATGCGACGACCTTCTTCATCATCAGTAATGAACGTTTTATCTACAATTCCCAATTGCCCCTTCTTTGTTGTCTTGGAATGATCACTTAGAGTATCGTCTTCACTGCTACTGGTTACCATACCTATCATGATTGTCTCGTCATTTACTTCGGTATTCACGCGAATTAGACCTTGTTCATCTAATTTACTATAATCATGTCCAAGTTTGGTATTTGTGATTGAGTTCATCACATTCTCAATATTCGAAAAACTCGTTTGTGTCGTAATTTCACCTTGCTTTTCTTTTTCTTCGTGAGCTTCATATGTAGTAAAATAGGTGGTGCGGAAAAGACCGCGCTTGAGCGCTCCTTCGTTGACTAATATCGCATCTTCTACATTGTAACCTGTATAACACATAATCGCTACAATTGCATTCTCGCCATAAGGATTCTCTTCGCGGTTCAAGTATTCCAAATAACGGGTTTTGACTAATGGAGTTTGTCCATAATTTAATATGAGTGCAGTCTTGTCCATGCGCACTTGATAATTCGTGTGATACATCGAACATGCCTGTTTCGTTTGACCGCAAGAAAATGAATTGCGAGTTGCTGGATTGTTTTCCAAAAAGTTAATTTGATTACACATTACGCCAAAAATAAGCGATTGATGGATTTCCATATGTGTGTATAATTTATCCTTTTTCCTGGTTGCTTCCATATCCAATGCAATCAGTGCCTGTTCAGTTTCGCTCGTATCAATATAATCAATGATTGCCTTGTTATGTTTGAACTTTTGTATTGTTGCTGCGTTCATCGTCGTTTCATCTGCATTTTCATATAATTCAGAAAATTTATATATGTTGTCGTCATTGATATGAAAACCGTCGATCTTCTTTTCAGCAAATCCACATACCAAATCGGACCAAGAGAATTTGTTTTCCAGTAGTCTTTTTTGGAATTTTTCACTTTCGAAAGACATTTTATTGGTGTCTTCGTCTTTATAAAAGATGGGTCTGCATACACGCCCACCATCAGTATAGACATACAGAGTATTCTCTTTCACATCAAATGAAATGCTGGTATATGTTGGTATCAGTCCATTGCGGCGATAAAATTTCATTGCACTTACTGTGTCCATGGGATTTTCAACAGAACCGACCCAACATCCATTTACCAATACCTTTGATAATCTAGATAATAATAATGGTGTGCAATCATACAATCGCTTCAAGTTCATTTTCTCGATCATAAATTGAATCATGCTTTCACGAGAATATCCCTTCGTCACATGGGTACTTATCGACATATGTTTATGAATACCGATATTACCGCCGTCGGGTGTATCAATTGGATCAAAAAATCCCCATTGCGTACAATTCAATAATCGAGGACCCACCACTTTCGCACTTGCGTCAAGAGGCAGATTGGTTTTACGGAGATGACTCAATACAGAGTTGAACGATAATCGATTTAAATCTTGCACTGCACCAATGCGTTTTGTATGAGAATATGCACCCCAGTTTCCTTTGAATGCTTTCGAAAATCCTTGTTCTAATGGACGCATCTTCAATATTTCATTTTTGTTTTCTTGAATTAACAAATAGAGGTTGTTTTCGTATACATTGCGATTTTCACGTGTATCATAGGTGATTTTACGTTCGAATTCACGATGAATATCCGCCATTTGAATACTGTAATATTCACGGAACAAATCATATAACATATCTCCCACTAGGTCAACTCGCTTGAATTTGTAATTGTCTCTATCCGTTGGTTTTTCAAACCCTTCCGATGTTAGTAGTAACTTCAATGTGATATGTCCCAAGTAATATGCTTTTTCTTTGAAATTCAATTCGCCAATATGAGGCAATAAATAGTCAGTTAAGATCTCCAATACCTGGGTCATCGTCTTCTTTTTGGTGAGAAGACGAATATAATTCATGGCTTGACGTTGTGTGTAAATATTACCCGCATCATATACACTTGGAATGAACAAATCGACGAAACTTTCATATTTTTCAAGATCCAATAAACATGTTTCAATGATTTCTTTGTCCGATAATATTCCTAGTGCACGGAATAGAATGAACAATGGTACTGGTTTGCGTACGTTTGGTAAATTTACAACCATATTCTTGCGCATATACTTTCCAGTTTGAGGATCTTTGGTGCTATCGTAGTTTTTGGGAACATTGTCGTCTGCTTGTATTTTCACAGACAGTGTACGAATCGGTTTGGATACATCCTCTGATACAGAACGAATTTCAGCAGAGTATAAGTAAAACTCGCCGTCATCTTTTTTAATATACAGCATATTGTTTCCAAATTTTTCTTGCGGAACGACGGTTTTTTCCTTTCCGGAAATAATGAAATAACCACCAATGTCGTTTTTGCATTCACCCATCATATGCTTCGTATCTCTAGGTAGACCGTTCAACACACAGAAACTACTCTGCACCATAATTGGGAAACGACCCAATAATATCTTGTCCAATGTAATTGTGCGAACTTGTTTGTTGGACGCAACCATTGACTTTTCTAACGCTTCACGTGCAGCGGCAAATTCCTGGACAGTTACCCCTCCTTCTTGACTAGCGTATTGTTCACTTGAATGTGCAGCAGGTATATCTACATCACCACTCACAATATCATGTATGTTATAACTTGGCGTTTCTACTAGTGCACCTCCTTGTAAATCGACATTCTCAAATAATACTTGAGGTTGTTCACCTTCGTCGAGGATATCAATAATTTCGACATCAATATCATAATGTATCGTCATACCATACGTCATGTTGCGTATTCTTGCTTCGTTTGGAAACATATAATGACTGTGGTTATCATCATAAATAACGGGTTTACCGAAGTAAATTTTATCTGCGTTTTTTCCACCGAAATGCATAATACATTTATGTTTGTAATCTTGGGTTTTTTCATCATACATAGTATTGATGATGAGCGGATTCTTGTTTTTAAACACTTGATAAATCCCTTTTTTAAAAAAGTCATCATACGAATCAATATGGTGTCTTACTAAAGTTTGTGGGTTGTCTTCAAAATACTTATGTATTATCTTCCATATTTCTTGGTTATCCATATTGGGATGTATATAAATTAAAGACATATATATTTCTATATATTTTGGATTGAATACTTGTTTCGAGATTCCCGATAATAAATAGATGCTATTCATATCTATATAAAATGAAGTGTAGTATTGCTATATACAAACGACTTGCGTGCATGTGTGGTATTTTTGGTATTATAACCAATCTGACCAACCACCCTATTTATGAACGAATATTAAACTCTCTTATTCAATTACAAAATCGAGGTTACGACTCGTCTGGAATTGGTATGTTGGTTGATAATAAGTTTGTTGTTGAGAAATTTGCATCTAGTCATGAAAAAACCTCGATTGATTTTCTCAAATCGAGATCGAGTACTCACTCTTCTATGAATTCGCACATAGGCATTGGACATAACCGTTGGGCTACACATGGTCAAAAAAACGACATCAATGCACATCCCCATGTTTCATATGATAACCGCTTCATGATCGTCCATAATGGAATTATTGAGAATTATCAAACATTAAAATCGTTTCTCGTCGACCAAGGGTATGTATTTGTTTCACAGACCGATACTGAAGTCATTGCGAACTTGATTGCACATTATTATACGCAATCCAAAAATACCTTCCAATCCATTCAATCCACGATTGCACAACTGAATGGTACATATGGATTGATTGTCGTGAACAGGGATGAACATGACCGGGTATATGCTGTTAGAAATGGTTCACCGCTATTGGTTGGTGTATCGGAAGAAACGATACTCATCTCATCTGAGCAATCTGGTTTCTGTGGAGAGGTTTCCAGATATATTGCTTTGACGAATGACGATATATGTTGTATATATCAAGATACACAAGGCGTGCATATTGACACAAAAGACAATTATGTTGAAAAACCCGTCTCGATTGATTACATTGTTCAGCATACCCCGGATCCATACAAATATTGGACGATGAAAGAAATACAAGAGCAACCACAAACTATTTTAAATGCATTGAATAGAGGTGCTCGTTTGAAAAATAACAGTGAAGTGAAATTAGGCGGGTTAGATCAATATGCCGGAGATTTATTAAATGTCCAACATATTATATTGCTTGGTTGTGGGACTTCTTATCATGCTGCTCAAATCGGGGTATATTTTTTGAAACGATTGTGCGAATTTACATCGATACAATCATATGATGGTGCGGATTTTACAGAATACGATGTACCAAAGAGAGGAAATAGTCTGATGGTATTTATTTCGCAATCAGGAGAAACCAAAGATTTACATAGATGTATAGAAATCGCCAGAAAACATGAAATTATCACACTTGGTATTACGAATGTAGTTGATTCGCTCATCGCGCGAGAAACCTTATGTGGTATTTACTGCAATTCAGGAAAAGAAGTAGGTGTTGCATCTACAAAAGTGTTTACTGGTCAAGTACTTACACTATCCCTGCTTGCCTTGTGGTTTTCACAAAATCAAAATATTCATAAACAGTTGCGCAATACGATGATTACTGATTTACAAAACCTAAGTAATGATTATAAAAATGTATTGAATATGGTAGACCATCACATGCAATTATTAGCAAATGAACTGTACATAAAGAAACACATGTTTATTTTAGGTAAAGGTGTGAATGAATATATTGCGAAAGAAGGAGCATTGAAAATAAAAGAAATTTCCTATACCTTTGCGGAAGCATATTCATCAAGTTCATTAAAACATGGGACTTTCGCTCTTTTAGAAGAAGAATTCCCTATATTGTTAATTGATACAGAATTAGAACATTATGAAAAAAATAAAAATTGCATTGAAGAGATATTAACGCGAGGAGCCAATATATTTTTAATTACGACGAATCCCGAACATAAACCACGAGACAATTTACTTGTTTGTTCACTAACCTATAATCCATCATTCTCTTTTTTATTAAGTATTATTCCCCTTCAGTTATTGGCGTATTATTTATCTATCAAAAAAAATATTAATCCAGACATCCCACGTAATCTGGCAAAAGTAGTCACAGTAGAATAATTTTTTTCTATCTATAACATATATTATGGATAAACAAACTACCGCCATCGACGCTCTGTTCGGTCCTCTTTCGAAGGACTATTGCTTGTACTTTTACTTTCTCTCGGTAATTGGTTTTGTATTCATCGCCATGTTCCTTATCTCGTCTCTTATGTTAGGGTTTAACCAGAAGAAGGGTCCTGAATACTACTTACAGGTGTTTGCTGTTGCACTTGGATACGGTATTTTCTACTTCCAGAACCGTCTTCTTAACTCTATGTGCTATAGTGCTTTGAGCGCATAAGCATGTAGGTAAACAAAGAGATTATATTTATTAATTTCGTTTAAAACAATATGATAATTTACATAATAGTTATATAAATTATCGAGTATCATGGATATCTTTTATTATAGCAACTATTGTAAACATTCACAAAAAGTGTTACAAACTTTAGTCAAAGGTGACTTGGCCAGTAAAATTAGTTGTGTTTGCATCGATAATCGCAAAAAAGACCCTAGCACCAACCAGACATACATCTTTTTAGAAAACGGCAGCAAAGTGATTATGCCCCCTACTCTCCATAGTGTACCCGCATTGTTGTTGGTAAACGACCGATATCGCATCATTTTTGGAGATGATATAACGAAACATTTTCATCCACAGTTAATTAACAAACAGAGCGCATTATCACATGGACAAGGAGAACCTACTGCATTTCAATTAAATCGATCTGCAGGCGGAACAAACATCGTATCGGAATCTTATACGTTTTATGACGCCCCTCACGAAGAATTAAGTGCAAAGGGTAATGGAGCATCTCGGCAAATGTACAATTATGTAACTACCGATAATGATCTATATTCGATTGAAACACCCGATGATACTTATAAACCCGATAAGGTGTCTGAACATATTACTATTGATAATTTACAACAAAAACGTATAGATGATTTACAAGAAGCATCCAACAATCAACCAAAAACAATATAAATAAATCATTATATGATAATACACAAACATGGATAAGTCGAGTGTATTGCGTGCCTTTAACAAGCATTTCTTCGAATTTTTGGATGACATCATTACTATTTTGCCTGGAGAACAAGACATCATGAAGGGGAAGGTGTCTTTTGAGAGTATCAAAAAAATGAATCCTACCATCATTTGCAAAACTTGGTACACCTTTGTGTATGCCCCTTACAAAGAGGTGATCGACCAGGGCGATATTAGTTTCTTTTTCGAGAAAGATTATTCTAGCGATTTGAACAATGTCGCAAATTCTGCTGAAATTATGGGCATTATCGACAAAATTCGTGTTCCAATTAAAAACATGGATGGTGTGAACAAGGAACATTGCGCAAAGTACATTCAGAACTTGAGTAAGTTGTCCGCTGTGTACAACGCTGCATAAATATATCACAATCGTATAAAGATAACAGTGTATATAAAGTATGAACCAAAGTGTGTATACTTTATATTTTGACGGATGTAGTAAAGGGAACCCAGGCAAAGCGGGTGCGGGATATGTTATTTACAAAGATAATGAGGAAATATCATATAAATCCATTTACGTAGGGGAGAAAGAAACGAATAATAAGGCGGAATATATGGGTATATTTGAAGGGTTGCGTTATGCAGTGGAGAATGATATTAAACATATTCATGTAAAAGGTGATAGTAATTTGGTAATTAAACAACTACGAGGCGAATATAAAGTGAAATCGGAGAATATAATGAATATTTATCAACAAACGAAACGTCTTTGCGAACAGTTTGAAACCATCACACTTGAGCATGTATATAGAAAAGACAATGCGCGTGCAGATCATCTTGCTAACCTAGGATTGGATCAGCAACTATAATACAATATGTAAAACGGTTATTACGTCATTTTACATATTTTGTAGCAAATCAAGAACGTATTGAGGATGCTTCTTTAATAAAAATTCCAACACGTTCGTTTTCGTTACTTTTGACTGCATAGACCTTGATTTGTAATAGATATAATACAATTGATGAATTTCATTCAAACAAGCGTCAATTCGGTCTTGTATATACACATCTTTCTTGAATACATACTTGTCTATATACATTTGATGAATATATTTTACAAACGTTATCCAAATCGAATGAATCTTCTTCATATTATATTGTGTCTTGTAAATATACGGTAATATTTTCCGATGTTTGTCCATTCGTGCGTAACAAATGTATATATACAAAAAATATGGTTCGATATGTCGTAGTCTATGATAGACATTGTATGCATCAGATATGTATTTGCACCGTCTTCCTGTTTGGGTATTCATAATCACCATTCCAGATATGTTAAGAGATTTGATCTCATCTTGAAGTATACTGGTTTCTTGAAATGCTCGTGTAAAATTTTCTGGGAAATGAATTATTCCGCGTAGAACATCAAACATATTCCAATGTTCATATATTTCAGGACTAATTGGGTTGATGCTGTTGTTATGCAGTTCATATACGCTGGTCAGATATAATTTACGCGACTTATGTACGTGACTGTATTTATTGGTTAATGTAAAATTGTAACAGTATTGCTTTGAAAAATTATCCCAAAAAGGAAGTTTGGATACATCTTTTGATGAGTTGTATTTCAATACATTGCATAGCACACTTGATATACTGTGATGTTTTGTTCCGTCGTATGATTGTATTATATTATTATGTGTACTTAGTTTCCAGTCGTTCACTCGTTGATCATAGAACAAATGAATTAATAAACCATCAATATATTCGTTCACGTAGTATGTAGCATTTTGTGATACATTCTCTTTCACAAAAAAATTACCAGGAACTTCCATTTTAGGCGGTGAAAAACTCAATAAGTCACGTTCTGGATGCGAGAAGACAACCGACCGATATAACATTATATTTTCTTTGTTATTATTCAATAATTCTTTATTATAGTTTAAAATCGCATAATCCGCGTTTTTCTCTTCTGATATGATCCGTACATTCAAACAAGGAGTTCCTGATAAATTGTAATTTACTTGTATTGATTGAGTTTCGATCTCTGTCATGACCAATGTATTTAAACATAGAACGATAACCTTAAATTAGTTTTGATTGTTTTATTCATTATGCTTGAATATAATTTAGATGATTAGTATATATTAATACAATAATGCAATTTATTAATCATATTTTTTCGTCAAATGATACTGTTACGAATATGTCTCAGTCAGGGGGAGAAAACAAATTCACTCTTTTGTATGGAGATACTATTCAAATCATTTCACCATCCAATGAGGAACTTCACGAAATGACTTTTCTGATTACGTATATTGATTTGCAAAAAATAACCGCTATTCATACTTCTACAGGAAATCTAATCGAGTTGAATTCTACAGAAGAAGGATTTTTTAGCGATGAGTCCATTATTGGTATTCATTTAATAGATCGACCCGAAGAAGTCGGTTTTGCGCGTATACATAATTTATTACCTAAGACGTGGGTCGATATTCATATAGGCGGCGAAATACCAACTATCATTACTGCCGAAATTATTAACTTGGAGGAAGACGAGATTGAAATACTGACGTTCCCTCAACTGAAGACACTTTACATTGATTTTGCGTATCGCGGATTACCTTTGAATATTCCAATTTCGCATATTATCCCTCGCAATAAACCAGAGGCAGTGCAGAATATTTCTTCATTGGTTGATGTACAAGAAAAGTTGAATGAAGATGAGAATATTACATTAGAAGAAATCAATGAACAACAGCAAGCGGATATGGAATTTACCCCAGAAGGTGAAAGTATTATGAATATTCCCACCGATAGTGCAGCAGACCCAACATTCAAAGACAACTTAAGAGAGATGTATTTGGACGCAAATGAAATTGTGTTTGGTGAACAATTAGACACTATCACGCAAATGGTGGAAGTACCAGAGAGTGAGAAAACCTATTCCATTGAAGCACAAGTGAATGATTTAATGGACCAGTTTTTGTCTACTATTCCGGATAATAAGCGTAATGATAAAGTGATGTCGAATATTCATCGTCTTATCTTACGTTTCAAAGAGTTGAGAACCTTATATTCTGAGTATGATGAAAATCACGATATTGTCGGAAAGAAAGTGAATGGACCTTATCACAAACCTCTGGTAGACAAAATACATAAATTGAATACTCGGTTAAAATGGATTTTGCCGGTTGTACAGAATCGCAAGATTATTTATTCTGATGAAAAAGACGTTGAACAAGAAAGTGATGTTGTATACCGAAACGCGGCAAATTCAGTTGACCAGATAAGTGAGGTCTTAAGCGAATTTCATAAATCCAAAACAGGAGGAATGGAAAACAACTACAGCGATGCATACAACAAGGTAGATGCGAATATGAAAGTGTTCGATACACCCATTGATGATTCCAATTGCTTGGACGTGAAACCCGTGTTACAAGATTTAGAGGCGATTGTAGATAATCTCGGCATGTTTGAATCAAGTGTAGCGAATGTATCTAAATCAGGTAAAAATGTGCAGTCCAACCTGAAGAGAAAGAAGTATTTATTACAAAAATATACGACTGGATCTAGTCAGTTGGAAAGAAATGTTATGAAAACGGGCAAAAGTGTATATTTCCGCACCCCACTTACACAAAACGATACCATGTGTGTTTCCTCCATTGTTACCCTACCTGAACCATTCATTCGCATGAGTGCAATGTACTTACCATCGCAGAACATTTTGAATAGAGCCGAACTCACACAACAATATAAATTTCTGTTTCATATACTGAGAACGAATTTGGACATTGTCCCACGTGTGGTAAATGACTTATCCAAAGAACTTGACTACGACAATGAAGAAGGAAGCAATTTGTTTTCATCATTCAATGAGTTCATTATTAACAATGATATGGAAGAACTTGACCAAGATAAAGAATCCAAATTCAAAAAATTCTTAGACGTAATCATTCCCAAAACAAGAACCATTTTGAAGTTCGTTCGCAAAAATCTACATGATAAGTTATCTTTTGTTGACGTTATTAAGGAATTAGAACCGTACGGAATTCATAGTGAGGACATCACCTATACACAATACGTCGATATACAATACATCGTACAACAACACATTGCCGATCTGAAATCACAAATGGAAACGAAAAGAGGACTGTACAATGCGTTACATAAGAATAGAAACTCGAATGTGATCAAAAATCCCGTAAGTCAAATTGTGAATTCGAATGCTGATATTTTGGACGCGTTTACAAAGGTATATTTCACGATGCATCAAAAAGATTCGTTCACGATTAGTGAGAGTGAAATGATTTCAAAGTTATATATGCAAGACGAAAATCAACTGTATCCTCGTTTGATCAGTTCTCGATTAACTTCATTAATGGCGGAAACAAACTCCTCCACATTGACCGATGTATTGTTAGGTAAAGATCAGAAAGATATGTTAGATAATGATGATTATAAAATTCAATCAGTTGACTGCACCCGAAAATATTTGGCCAAGAAATATGAAAATCTAGGTGATCTTCAAAAAGACAATAATGTAGACGAACTTTATTATGATAATGAATACGATGATACGCCTTATCACATTATGGACAACTACAAATCAAAAAAGGACGAATTGGAACCAAAGGCATTCAAAGAGTTTTTAATTGAAGTCTTGATCCATAAACATGATTGCCCAACTGACTATGCCGAAGAATTAGCGACAATTTTAATTAGTAAAAAGAAACCTGTATCTGAAGGCGAATATGCGATGTTGGATATCTTGCCCGAGAAACAGAAGAGTCTTGAGTTATCTCAAATTAGCGAAGAAGACGACCAAAGTATCGAAAATACACGCAAGTTAATCTACTATAAACGCATGAAAAATACTTGGATTCGAGATGATTCGATTGCAACTGAAGCATTTTATGATACGAACACACTGTTTTGCAATATCAATGAAACGTGCTTTAAAAATACGCGATCCAATGTATGTGAAACCAATGATGAAAGCACGATTCGCTTCAAGCAACACAATAAAAAGAGTATATTGAACGAGTTTGACCGAAGATATCATATGACCCGCGAATTACTCATACAAGAGTTGGAAAAAGAGATTACTTATTTACTGAAATATAATCAAAACATACAGCATCTCCGTCGCGTCCAATTATATAAGGCAAACAACTTGGCGGTTGAAATCGGAAATTTTGCAAAGAAGAATGAGTTGATTGTTTCTCCTCGCCTTGAATTGTTGAACCGCATATTGGGACAAACTGATTTTGTGACAAAACAAAACAACATTATGTCGTTTGCTTCTCAATATACTCGCAATCCTCTGGTTGAACAATTGGAAGAAGACCAACACTGGTTGTATTGCAAAGAAACAAATACCAAGTTGTTGCCGATTACTATATTTGAATTGGCGAAGGCATTTGTATCTGGTGAAAATTATAACGAAAAATTAAACCAAATTTGCAATGACTATGGTAGAGAAGAAGGAGGCGATATTGTAGATAAACACAGTGGTGTTGTTCTGAGAAAGAGTGACTACCAGGAAGAGGAGATGTTTGACGACAGTGGTTCTCGTATTACCACCCACAGTTTGTTAGAAAAAGAACTAGGTGATGTGTATGCATCTACAAAGGGAAAAGCGAAAAGTGTACCTATTTTCGAAAATGAAACGATGTCCACCATATACAATGTACTTGTGACTATATGTGAACGTATACATCTTCCTCATGAAGGTATACAAGATTTTGTTCTGCGTGTATCGAGTTCCGTGATCGAAAAGGCAACAATAAGTGAAACTGAGTACAAGCAAAAAATTGAGAAACTAAACAAAGGTAGAGAAAAGAAAGTCAAGATGCCGAGTTACAAGAATTACAAGAATGAGAACCTGATTCTTGCCGTTGCGAATTCGTTGATTGTTGCAGTTCAAACCCAAATGCCGTCTTTCACCTCGAGCAAAACCTTCCCTGGGTGCGTACGTTCTTTCACTGGATATCCTCTATCGGGCATAGAAGACACCGGGGCAATACAGTACATCGCTTGCGTAATTTTCAAGATTAAAAGCACAATTGATCCATGGAGTTCTCTGCATGGTTATAAATCCGTAGATAAGATTGTTCCCCGTATTACAAAAATGATGGACGAGCGAATTTTGAAACGTCCTGATGTTCAAGAGAAATTGACGGACAAACGAGAATATCTGTTGCTGACCCCAGACGTGACCATTCCAAATACACATGCAATTACCAAGTGGGTTCATTTCTTACCACCTGTAGTGAAATATGCTCTAGATAAATCCATACAAAATGTGACTCCTGAATTTAATAAAGAGTTGAACGCACTTATCAAATCTGGAAACGTAAAGCAAAACCAATTTGTAAATATTGTGAAGAGCAAGAACATGTATTATGGATACCATATTATCAAAATCATCAATGATTTGGTGAAGGATAAGGAGTTGTTATTGAAAACTGCTTCTTCCATGCCCTTCATCGAAAATACATGTTGCAATTCAGATTTGGTAAATCCAGTCAAATATTTCATCAAAGAAGAACCATTGTTATCTACTTATTTCCATTCTGTAAAACGCAATGAATTGTTATTGAAACAAGTTGCTGGTTTATCTGCTGCTCCATTCGTCTATCATAAAGATTTTACTGGTATGATCTATCCGGTGGTATCAAGCGGTAATTTAGAAGAAAATATATATTCTTTCATTATAAAATATTGTTTATATGATCGAGATGTACCTGTTCCTGAGAAATATAAGGCGATATGTAGCGACAAACCGGAAGGTTATCAAAAACAATGGTCGTTGCCTGAAAAAATCGAATTCTTAAAACGAAACGGAAAGCAATATACCGAGAATGACTTTAAGGCACTGTTGAATATTGTAAATGAAGAACACATTGTACACATTGAAACCACCGCACCCTTTGATTTAGTGGATGGATTTCAAGATATATTGAATTTTCTTGAAGAGAAGAATTCGTCTATCATTCCACAAAACATGCGCAAACTACTGTTTGACGTTGTTGATAATGTCCAACCTGGTAAAATGTATACAGAAGAAACTGCCCAAGTAAAGAGTCTAGCAAAGCATCTTACTAATGTAAACAAAAATGCGTATAATGCGATTAATACTTACTTGTCTTCCAAAAATGAAGAGTCGAAATACAAACATGTTCGCGAATTCTTAGAAAATATTGATACATGGAACATTGTCGACAATAATCACAACGATAATGTACAGACGTTTTCTCAATTTGTTAAGAATATGGTCTACCATGTTACACAAGTATATCCGAATGTAATTCGAAACGGTAGGGGTTTCCATCCATATATGGATAGTAACAGCGGTTATAAAAAATGGAACTTATCTGATTTGCACGTTAAACAGTTAAGGGACTATCACGAAGAATATTACATGCATTTGCGACCATTTTACGAAAACTCCATTATCATCAAATTGTTTACTGAAATGGACGATATGTTCTCGGACTTGAATAAATTCATTCGTCATTTACCGGTTCAAGAGGAAGTGGTGAAACAAACCGGCGACCGTACCACCACCTATTATTCGTTTTTGAATAACAAAACTACCATGTTGTTAATGAAATATTGTTTCTACACTTGCATGTGCATTTTTATTGAATCCACTGAAAACACGATGGTGATTCAAACCAATTTGAATGAATACAAAGGCAATGTGCGTAAAGAAAAAGAAGAAATGAGCGAAACACTTGGAAATATTATTACGGAGACGAATACCACCGAAGAAAATAATGACTATGTAAATGCACTTCAAAACGTAGATATATCCGATGTTACACACGATCTTAAGGTGAAAATAGCAGAGTTAATTGTAGCAATGTTAAACATAGAAAGAGATAATAAAAAGGTCATGAACCGGTCTTATGCTGATATCGAGAAAGGAATGCGACATGAAAGACAAGACGAGCGCCAAGCAATGATTACATATTTAGGAAACATGGATCCAAAACAACGCAGAATAGAAGAATTAAGTAAAATTCATAAACTCGGTAACTGGAATGTTGGAAATCAAGACGCTATTTGGAAATATGATAAAAAACGTTTCGATAATGAAATGAACGAAGGTGAATTTTTCGAATTCCAAAACAAAACCACATCTAAAGAGGCAGAGCAAGAAGTGGTGGATTTGGACGACATGATCGAAGAAGATCAATATATGGAAGATATGGAAGACGGAAGTGCCGGATACAGAGACGGCACTGACTTCCGGGAATTGCAGTCAAATTATGAAGATGGCGATTTTTACCCCGAAGACAGAGACCCCGATGATTTTTATGGCGAAGATTAATTTTCTCCTTCTTTTTTATCTTCCTATTGTAAGTAGGTCATCATGACTAATTTGAAAGGATTTGTTCAAGTAAATAAATTATCAGTCACTGTTTCCATTTTTCTCATCATATTTTCGATTATCCATCTGTTGAAACCGACGATTATGTATAGCGAAGATGGCGGGTTTCGTCCATTTGGTGTGGGGTATCGCCATAAAACAGTGATTCCCATTTGGTTAGTATCCATCTTGGTAGCAATATTCAGTTATTTAGGTGTTCTCTATTATTTAGCGTATATGTAACCAAAATTCTCTATGCAAATAAAATATATACTTCTATATTTTATCTGGACTCATGGAACCACCCATACTCATCGACCCATCTTTCCGTAATTACATGTTCCATACTTTACAATCGTGCCATCAATATCGCACAAACATGTATTATTATATTCTGAATTTTGGTATTCTGTTTATCTTTGTAATCATTGCTGGATTGACCCTTTACAATTGTAGTCTAAACAAGAAGAGTGATTTAGAAAAACAACAACAAATGATTGAAGACCAGCAATATGTTATGTCCAAAATACGTCATTATAAACAAGAAATGGTAGACAATAAAGAAATGATCACCAATATAACAAATTTACCCGCTTTAGAACATTTCTAATTTGATCATGTTGTCTGGTTATTATTATTTGTTGGTTATATATATCAATATATAATGAACATTATCGAAGACGAAAGAAACGATGTAATGCAGAATAACAACCGGGCACAAGCACAATTCGAGAACCTGTTAGGAACATATTCGAAAGAGACCGCCGAAATTATCGTCCAAGACCCATTATACGGAGAACTCGACTTGTCTATCTTGGTAGCAAATGGTTTTTTACAAGTAAACAAGATCGTCATTGGTGCCGGCAAGTTGACCAGCATTGTAAATATCCCTACCAAACTTCCCAAGATTAAGACGTTTCATTGTACAAATAATTTATTGCAACAAATTGACGAGTTACCCAATTCACTCGAAGATCTGAATATAGATGGTAACGAATTTACTGAATTCGACATTTCCGTATTGGACAACCTCAAAAAACTATCCATCAATCATAATCGTCTGACTGCTTTGGAAAACTTTCCAGAAACATTGGAAGAATTGCATGCATCCTTTAACCAACTCACCCGACTCAACTTTGCTAGCGCTGATCAACTGAAAGTAGTCAATCTATCAAACAACAATATTATACGCATTGAGAACCTTCCTGAAAGCGTTACCGAATTGGATATAGACAATAATCCAGACATACAATTTATCAACTCCAGTATGCCCATTCAACCAAAAAGCGAATTCCGAAGAGGAAAGAAAACAATGGACGTATACGAAGCGCTCGACAAGTACTTCAAACTGGAGAACAAATACATACAAAATCAAAAACGCACTGTATCCAAAAATGAAAAACCCAAATGTGTAAACTGCAATCGAAAAGTGAGTACCAAATTATTCAAAAAGAACCAGCACTATATGGCGATTTGTGGCGATGAAACATCACCATGTGACTTGCAAATCGACATTTATATGGGTGAATACACCACTATGGACGAAATGATGTCGGTTTTCAAAGAATCAACAGAAGAGTTAAAAGTCAATATTATCAAACAGAAATTAGATACGCTTTTTAATTATACGAGCGAAGAAGCATCTATTGAGAACTTCAAACAAGCACTGGAGCAATACAACGACGATAGTGGTATATACAAGGGTCTATTGGACGAATACACTATGCATAGAAATAACAGTGTTACTAAGCAACTTATCGATAAGTACGACAAAGACATTTATCGTGTTACTGAAAAGTTAAGGGTTCTCATTGATGAGTATAAACAAACCAATAACAAACAAACTTTAACCGATGCTACTACTATGCAAATAAAGGAACTACAACCTCTTATTCAGAAGAGAAGAGAACTTGCCTACCCCATTATGGAAATGAACCATTATACTACCGAGAAAAAGCAGATTGAAAGGGAAGATATCCACGGGAATGAATACGACGAACTATTTCAATATCCATTTACATTGGACCATTTAATGTCAAGTAGCGGAGAACCACCCAAGGTAATTAAGTTTGAAACAGGAAGCACCGCAAAATAAGAATTTTATCGCTTCATCATCTATACATATGTATGCACTAAAACATATGTATATCTACTATCTATGTAAGAACCGTATTTAGTATAATTGCTTACATCTAACAATCATTGTAATTTGAAACACCGTCCCAAATAATGCTGAACTGATTCGCCCATTTCTTTTTCATACAAGGACCAGTGTACCACTTCTTATCGTCGAAGTCAACTGTATTAGATAATTCGTCGTAGCCGGGAGTAGAGTTGGTGGTAAGTGTTGATTTCCCATTCTCGTAAATAGAACCTAGATTGGGATGAGGATCTTCATCATTCACAGGAGGGATCTGGCACACATTTTTGTTGTTTCTTTCAATAGACTCCCAATAATCTGGGCAATGTCCGTGTTGAGGAGGATACGGCGTATCTTGCCCAACGTTGCTAGAAATTTGCATTCCAATGTAAGCCAAAATAATAATAAGGACAATGATAGCAACAATTAATACAATCGAATAAAAGCGATCCATTCTATACTATGTAGAAACATATTTCTCATACAACACTAAATATATTTAGTAACTCGAGTGCAGATATAATTTCTAAGGAAAGAATATACCAGAATTTGAAACATGTCATCTTTATTCAACACAAATAATTACAATAAACCTCAAGAATCTATATTGAACAAACAGGCACTGAATGGACGCGTTAATCTGATCACGGAACCTTCCCCTGAAGTGCGCTTTAAAATGCAGGAAAAAGTCGCCGCCAAAAACAAATCCTCTGAATACAGAAATGCCCTTGCAGGAGAGTTGGAGAACAACATGTTATCCAATGTATTCTTTTCCGCAGAGAATGTGCAAATACTGCAAAACGGTATTCGCGCAGGCGTACATAAGGCATCCAAAGGAGAAATGTTAGTTCCTCCTCAAAACGTCGATACCTTGAAGATCATTATGAGAAGTACCTATCTACAATACGCAGAACATCGTTTGGATAAGATTACCCAAGAAGTCGAGCGCCTCAACAAACTAGTATTGAACTATTGCGTCCCGAATGTCTATAGTGCTGCTATCAGTTACCGCAAGTATTTGGAGGACCAGAGTACTATTGCTATGCCGATGGAGCGTCCTCGCAACCATGACCGCGATTACAAGCAACTTGAACTAAAACATTACATGTAAATAATTCAGTTAAAAAGAACTGTTCACATATTTTATGTATCCAATACTATATGACTATGAATGATAAACCCATAGTCATTATCCAAACAGGTCATATGAGAACCGGAACGACATTATTAGTGAATTTATTATATGGATTTATAATCCCCGAAGAAGAAATACGATGTTTATGGGAAACACATCATGAAATCCAACTATTTCATGATAAATGTAACATTTACAAAAGTCATTGTCTGGATATTGAAGGATTTATACAACAACACCAAGAAAAATACAATGTATTTTTTGTTTGTACGGAACGAGACGACAAGATAATAAACGAACACTATAAAAAAATGCAAAATGTGATAGTTTTTGACTATAACGAAATACTTGAAACCGAAGCATATCCTACGGACAAAATAATCGAGAACGCATACAATAAAATACGAGAACTTTTACCACAATCCATATTACTAGATAAAGAAACATGCAAAACCCGGATAGAAAAAATGAATGAGACTTATAAAGAAATTGAGGACAAAGACTTTTCATATGTAGATGAATTCTTTCAATTACATGGACGACACCGAAATCGTGATACATAACAACTAACTACAAGAAATGAAAATGGATTATATATATTATTCGTTTTCATTGTAACTATCTAAATAGTCGTATATAATAAAGAGATGTTCGTCTATCTTTTGGAATGTACAGACAATGCAACCTATGTAGGAGCAACAGTAGATGTAGACAGAAGATTACGGCAACATAACAAAGAAATCAAGGGCGGAGCACACGCAACGGGTTCAAAAGTTGCTGCAGGAAAATCGTGGACGAGGGTGTGTTATGTATCTGGATTTCCAGATTGGTCTTCCGCACTGCAATTTGAATGGAGGTGGAAGCAATTGTCCAGAAAACTACCTCAACAAATGTTCCCACTTGAACGAAGAATGTCTGCGTTACAAACACTATTGAACTTAGAACGCCCTACCACCAAAGCATTCGCATATACGGAATGGGAAAATAAACCGGTTGTTCACATAGAGCAAAACATCGAACTGTGTGCAGTTTACTTACAAAACGATCCCGACCAACCTTATACAATCGCGGAATAATTAAGTCGGGGGTTATTTAGTATATTATCTCACTATTCTATAAGATAACGATATATGTCACAAATAAACACACCTCGACCGAACAATACGCAAATAAACCCATATCAACCAAAAAAAAACGTTCGTCCGAAAAAAACAGTCATCATACGACCGAAGCGGGTAGGCGAAGGCACATATGGATGCGTCCACAATCCCCCTTTGCGATGCGTAGATCAAGAAAAACAAGACTCAATTAGCAATGTATCCAAATTGATGACGAAAAAGGATGCACAAGAAGAATTGAACGAGTTTTTTCTCGTTAGCAATGCAGACAAAAACGGCGAATATCACTTGGGAAAACCAAGTATATGTAAACCATCCAAAATACCATCCAATTTACTCGCCATCAAAGACTGCAAAAATATTCGTCCGACTGCAGAAGAAATGAATAAGTTCTCGTTGCTCATTATGAAGAATGGTGGTTTGAATATTGAACAATTCGCAAGTCAATTTAAGAAACAAAACGCAAATACCGAAAATATGGGACAAATCATTGATTTCTTAGTTGAAGGTATCCGGTTACTAGAAGGATTGGAGTTATTTTTAGACAACAGCATTGTTCATCACGATTTAAAATCGCAAAACATTGTTTATAATCAGAGTGAAAACCGATTGAACTTCATTGACTTCGGTTTAATGGATAATATAAAAAATGTAAGCAGTCAAGCACATCATAGTGATTATGGATACGATATTCATTGGTCATTCCCTTTTGAAATTGCGCTGTGGAACAAAAATGACTTCGAGACGTTTGTTGACTCAAGTAAACACGACAAGGAAGTGCGTATGCGTCCGATATTAAGGAAAATAGAAAAAAAATGTCCCTATTTCTTTGAGGTGATTTACAACAACGATAAACAGTCAATCAAGAATCACATTATGGAGTTTATGAACTTTTTGGATATGATTGATAGCGATTACGACCAATTTTTAGACAAATCATTGAAGACCATGGACCTATATGGCGTAGGCACAGCGTTTATGGACTTTTACAATAATACTGAACATATTTTGGAGATGATTGAAATAGAAATGGATCTGAAAACGAACAAAGATACTCTTCTAGCGTCACGTTTCAAAAACTTATTTATGAGCATGGTCGATCCCAATGTGTATAATCGTACGACTCTACAGAGTGCATTGTATGAGTATCAACATATATTAATCGATAGTGGACTGGTGGATAAAAATACAACCACTCATTCCAAGTTATTAAAGCAGTCGATTGAAAATATGCAATCCATTCAAAAAACGTCTTCTTCTGTCGCGAAGGAAATCTCCACGATCTCTCTATCGCTAAGTCCTGCTCAAAAAGAAGAAATTAAGGAAAGTGTTCCCAAACGGGTTTGTCCCGAAGGGAAAGAATACAACAAACGAACAAAACGTTGTGTGAACAAATGCAAAGAGGGTTCTCGTCGCAATGAAAATTTCCGCTGTGTAAAAATCCCAAAGAGCAAAACTCAAAAGAAGAAAAAATCATTGGGTATTTGTCCCGAGGGAAAAGAACGAAATCCACTTACGAACCGCTGTGTAAAAACATGTAAACCCGGTTACGATCGCAACGACAAGTTCAAATGTGTGAAATCCAATAAATAAATAATTGAAATATGATGATATCAATTATTTATAAAAGACCAAGAGCAGGTTTAAAAACTAGCACCGAAGGAACCACCTAACAAACTGTTAGCCGCCATAGGGTCTACACCAATATTGTAATCCATTGCTTGCTCTTGTTGCTGAACACGCTGTTGAGGAGGTTCTTGTGTAGGTTGCATACCATTTCTTGCTTGGGTTCCAGCAACAGGCGCAGGTGGGAATGATCCTTGTTGCACTTGAGAATTATCTAAATGGTCTGCTTGACTGGGTACATGTTTGGATTTTCTACCCTTTTGTTGCTGCATCTCTTCTTCCTCTTCAGGACCATTAATAAGTTCCATCGCACGGTCAACTAAAATATTCACCTTAATGCCTAACTTGGTTTGAATGCTGAGGACAATCATCAGGAACGCCAATATCACATTGGTAAGAGTCAGGTTCTCGTATTTGAAACCACTGTAACTGGGGAAATAAGTGATAACACGATGAATCAAGACAATACCAATAAATAGCAAAGATAACTGAATCAATACTTCTGCTAAAAGTTCGAAACTGGACTTTTGGGTATCGGCCTCAGGAATAAAATGATGAATTGTCTTATTCAACACGACCACAGGGATTACACCCATCACGGCATATTGAAGAACATTCATCAATTCGCCCATACTCTCCTCGCTGCTGGAAAATACGTGATTGAAAAATGTAGGTTTGATAACTTCACCTCCTTCTTGTAATATAGTATCCATTTGTATATACAATCACACAGAAATTATATAAACAAAAACGGGTTTATATTCTATTACCATGTCTCATCCAGAGCAACAGTATTTACAACTTATTCGTGATATTCTTGATCGTGGACATGATCATCGTGGTCGCAATGGAGATACAAAAAGTTTATTTGGAAACATGATGCGTTTTTCGCTAAAAGACGGAACGGTTCCTCTTCTTACTACAAAAAAAGTGGCATGGAAAACTTGCTTCAAAGAACTGATTTGGTTTATTCGTGGATGCACCGACAATGAGGATTTACAAAAACAAAATGTGCATATTTGGGACGGCAATTCCACTCGAGAATTTCTGGACAGTCGTGGATTGACACAGAACGAAGAAGGCGATTTGGGTCCCGTATATGGGCATCAATGGAGACATTTCAATGCAGAATATGTAGATCGTTATACTGATTATTCAGGCAAGGGTATTGACCAGTTACAATACATCATTGATAATCTCAAAACTGAAGAAGGACGTACATCACGCAGATTAATTATGTCTGCATGGAATCCGTGTCAGTTGGACGAAATGGCGTTGCCCCCATGTCACGTGCTTGCTCAATTTAATGTCCGTAGCGAGGGAGATAAACATTACTTGTCGTGTGCCCTGTATCAGCGTAGTTGCGATGTCGGTCTAGGAGTTCCTTTCAATATTGCGTCATATTCATTTTTGACCCATTTGATTGCGAAGGAATGTGACTTGATTGCTGAGGATTTTGTATATTTTATGGGTAATACCCATATTTACAATGACCATATTGACGCATTGAAGGTCCAAATCACTCGAGACCCATTGCCGTTTCCCACGATGGAGATCCCAGACAAGAAATCTTTAGAAGATTACAAAGTTGCAGATATTGTATGGAAAGAAGAATACAAAAGTCACGAAACAATTAAAATGAATATGTCTGCGTAAAAGAAATAAAAACAATATTCGGTCATAGATATATATTAGTACATATGAGTTCTTCCAATGCTGCAGCAATTCGCAGACGTGTCGGTGCTCAAGCAACCGCACTTTCAAACTCTGCGCCCAATCTCAATTCTATACCTGAAAACTCGAGTACAGAACCAAACAATAACAAGACGAAAACCTATACCACATTCGAAATGATTACATTGTTGAATTCCAGGGTAGTTGCGCTGGAAAAAGGGGCGAATCAAACCTCTTCGAACAACGAGACAACTACCCAGCAAGAGTTGATGTCACTCGCAGAGGAAATTAATATTCGATTCGAACTGTTTGCGAATGAGATTGCGGAAATGAAAGATACAGTTATGAAACTGCAAACCTATACCATGGATGTAAACAAGATGTTATTGAACGAACGTATTCAAATATTATCAAATGTGGAACAAACCGAAATTTCGGAACCAGAGTTCCAAGAATTAGACGCAAGTATGAACGATGTATTTAGTAATCTCGACGATGTAACCAGCGTGGATGTTGCTACTCTCGCAAAAGAAGAATTACAGAAAAATAGAGAATAAAACAAATTTGTGCAAATAAATTAAAAACATGTATTTATTTTTGTATAATATAATATAATTCCATTATACAAAATGACGGACCCAAACATTGATAATAAGATCCAATCCATACAAGACCGATACTATCAAGAAAATACAAAAAATAGATTTTTCAAAAAGTCACAAAAAATGGATTGTGCGAATAAAGTATTGAATGAAGTCGGAATGAACGAATTAATCGAAAGAACCGTGTATTACAAGGAAGGTACAAACATGTTAGTGCTGAACTATCCTGTATTTAAGACATTTGCCACGGATGATGTATGTGGTCCATTAACTGACTATTTTATCGAATTGTTAAAGTACGGAAAGAAATATTATAACAGTATTGATCTTAGGATAGATTTTGATACACTAACAATTACTGGTTTCGAGCGATATAAAAATTTTATTAAAATGAGTATGAGCAAAATATCTAACAAATATGACGATGTTATTAAAACATGCACCATAGTCAATGCGCCTAGTTTCACTGGTCAGATCATTAGTTTATTTGCAAGCATTATCGGACCAACTGAATTTACAGATTTACAAACAAAATTGTATGTCATTAGTAAGAAATAAATTATATAAACACAATTATATAATATATTATACGTGAATTGTGAATATGTCTAATGAATTCGCAATTACCAACTTACATCATGCAGATTGTTTTGTTGCCTTGTTTCAGCACGTGAAACTTTTCTCTGAACATATCAACATTATTTTTGATGAGAATAAGATGTACATTCAGTGCATGGACTCAAGTAAAGTATCTGTGTTTGAAATCTTTCTACCGAAGGAGTGGTTTGATTCATACGAACTTGTCGATAATGCATCCACCACTATCGGAATTAGTTCGAACATGCTGTTCAAAGTATTGAATACACGAGACAAAAAACAAGATATCCATTTATCGTTTGATTCGGAGGGTGAGCGTATTTCGATTGAATTTCACTGTGATGATAAAAATGTATATGATAAAGAATTTACATTACCTTTGATGGAGATTGAAAGTGAAATCATGAATATTCCTGAGATGGCTAGCACTGCTGATATTTCGTTACCATCTGCAAATTTCGCCAACGTAGTGAAAGATATGAAACTATTTGGTGATACCTTGAATTTGTCTTGCGACCAAGAAAATCTAACTATGAGCGCGAACAGCGACGAAAGTGGAAAAATGAACGTGAAAATTACCACAGACGACTTGACTTCCTATGAAATCGAGGAAGATGCAGAGTTGAACATATCCTATAGTTTGAATATTTTGTCCAATGTTTCATTGTATTCCAAATTGTCCGAGCATATTCATTTTCACGCAAAGGAGGGGTTTCCTCTGAAAATTGTATATGAACTGGATAACGATATTGAAGAAGCGAAGATGTGTTTCTTCATTGCACCCAAGATTGATGAGTAATCATTATCTGGATTGATCGCGTTCAATATATAGACAAAAAACAATATAATAGTGTATAACAAAATACTATATTATGTCGTTCTTAATCAACTTATTGGTATTTTTTCTGGTTCTTATTTTTTATTTACAATTAGCAGAGCAGCACAAAAAAAATAATGATTTAGAAGTATACCAATTGGATTACATTGAACGTAAAGATGTACATGACTATTGTCGATTGAAACTGCCTATCGTAATCAACTACAATAACGTGAATCCGGATTTTGTCTCACGCATTAACAAGTCTGATGTAATCGGTGCACTGAAATATATGCAAATCAAGAACGAAGACGATTTTTATAAAGAAGTTCCCGACAACAGTTATGTGGAAATGGATACACACAACGCAAATATTTTGCTCGAAACATCTTCAGATGAACCTTATTATACAGAAAATAACGACGAGGCAATTCAAACAAGTCCTCTACGGAAAGTCTTCGAAACCAATAACTTTCTATTGAAACCCGATATGAATATCGTGTCCAAGTACGACATTTTGTTTGGAAAAGATAAATCACATACTCCGTTTCGCTATCACACGCAACATAGTCAATTTATTTGCTGTCACGAAGGAACAGTTTCAATTAAAATGTCTTCATGGGAAAGTGCCGATTTATTGAACCCATATCATGATTATGAACGGTATGATTTCCGCTCTCCCATCCATATCTGGAACCCCCAATCAGAGTGGGTGGCGAACGTAAAACAAATGGAAACGTTGGACATTGTGTTAGAAAAAGGATGCATGTTGTATGTTCCTTCTTTTTGGTGGTATTCGATCGAATTTCAACAAGGTTCTCTAGTATCATCGAGTCAATACAGTTCGTTCATGAACTGTGTATACAATCTTCCTTCGTGGGGTCTGCATTATATTCAAAAAATGAACGTGGAAGACCAACTATTAAATCTAAAGAATGGGTTATCGACATCGCCGTCAAAAGAGGAACTTGCTGATACAAAAGAAGATATCGCTACTAAAGAGATTGCCGAACCCATATCAGTTGAAGAGACTACACCAGTGCATGAACCAGAGGTTGCGAATGCGAAACATGATATAGAAGAGAAACATACAAATAATGATGAACGAGAAAAGGAAATAAAAGATACGTTGAATTATCTTACAACAAGTATCGAAGAAAACCAAAATGTCTGAAAATGAAGAATATATGCCGCTCATACAAGAGTCAACTAGTGTGAAATGCTGTATTACATGTAAAAAGAAAATGGGCGATGGCGTACCTGTACAAAATAACCGATGCCACAATTGTTATTGGCGAGTTCAAAATTCAACCACTAAACGCGAAAAAGATAGGGTCCCTCTTATTTGTGATGGTTGCGGAGATGGTATTGATTGGAAATCAATAGTTGGAAACTATTGCGATGTTTGCAATGAGTAAACATAAAATGTAAATCGCTAGTTGCACATATTTACATTTTATTACACGTTAGACCTTGTTCACCATCACTTCTTTGATTACACTTTTTATCACTTTTTCTTTGAATTGTTTGCATTCTTGTTCTCCCAATCCACCAAGTACACTTTGTGTAAGTCTTATATATTCCATATTCTCCGGAGAATCAAATACCTGATACCCGGGATGCTCATCTACCCACTGTTTGAGATTTTTACAGTTTTTATTCGCAACTTTATTTACCAAATGTGAGAGTGTTTCTTTCGAATCTGATTGTTTTTCCCATTCATTATTTTCTCGGATATACAAGGTTTCTCGTTTCAAATCTGTACAATGAAGAGGACGCTTATAAATATCCAGTTCCTGCAACTTATTAATTAAAATACGAGAAATACCTCCTACATACCCCAAACGACCGGTCTCGGTTAAATCTTCCATATCCAGATGCATATTTTCCAAGAATTCGGACATATTAATCGCATCTTTGCATTGTTCATTCAAAAATACCTGCAAATTGAATTTTTGATTATTGTTAATCGTGTTGTTGGTGGTAGTTGGTTTTTGAGCAAGGTCAATTAATTGTTTGTTTTGCTCGACGATGAGTTCTTTAAACTCTTGATTTTGTTTTATCAACTCCATCATGGTATGAGACATACGATTATCATCTTCCGTTATATAGTCATCCACTATTTTTGCAGTTTGATTTGTCACACTACATTTCTTTTTATGTCCCCACAAACCCATGCGTGACTTATATTGTTTAAAACATACATCACATGTCTGCATATTTGGTGTGGCGTTTTTTGGCGTAAAATTTGTAAGATTTGTAAGTTTTTTATGTTTTGCAGTGGTCATGTGTCTTGTCCAATCACTTTTTTTGCTGCATTTGAAATCACAATTATCGCAATAAAATTTTTCGGCGTTTTTTGATGTAATTTTTGTAAGCATTTGTAATATATATTGCTTACACAATTTTACGCCTAAACCGGTTTTTCAAAAAATAATAAAAAAATATATGCAGTCAAATATTTTCACTAAAAATGAAAATCACTGCATTATGGAGTGAACGTGTTTTTTTAGTTTTGTTTTTCAGAAACTATTTCACAAAAATGAAAATTGGACATTTTTAAAAATGTCCAAAAGTGCAAAAAATTCTAGAGAGTTTGAAAACAAATAAGACTACTTTTACATTTTGTCGACCATGACTTCTTTCACCACACTTCGGACGATTTTGTCTTTTAACTGCCTGTTTTCCTCTTCCCCAAGTCCTCCTAGAGCCACATTACACAGATTCATATACTCCAGGTTATCGAGTGTATCAAATACTTGGTATTCTGGGTGTTCGTCTTGCCATTGTGGGATTATTTTACAATTCATATTGGCGACCTTGTTGATGATAGTGTCCATTTTTTTTTTGGAATTCGCCTGTTTCTCCCACTCATCATTATCTTTTATATACAATGTCTCGCGTTTCACATCTGTGCAGTGCATTGGACGCTTGTATACATCCAATTCTTGTAGTTTATTCACCAAAATACGTGAAATGCCTCCCACATAACCTAATCGACCGGTTTCTGTGAGATCTTCCATATTTAATTCCATGTTCTCCAAAAAGTCCGACATATTGATTGCATCTTTGCATTGTTCATTCAAAAAGAAATTGAGATTGAATTTTTGATTGTTATTGTTATTGATGTTGGTTTGGTTCTCTATATGGGGTCCACTTACTTTCAATGCCTCTATCAATTGTTTCTGTAATTCTTGATTTTGCTTTAATAATTCTATAACCATGCTCTGGTCGTTCATTGTAGGAGGGGGTTCACTGGTTTCTATGGGAGTTTCTTCGGTAGGTTCTTGTTTTGGACTGCATTTTTGTTGATGTTTCCATAATCCTGTGCGATTTTTATATATCTTTCCACAAATGTCACATACTATAGATTGTTTTGGAGGATTTTTTTTTGTTTCCAAAATTGGTCCGCCTGTTTCCTTCATATGTTTGCGTGTGAGTAAATGTTTTTCATAGTCTTTTTTACTACTCGTTATATAGTTACAATATGTACATTCAAATTTTTTGGGATTTTTGGGATTTTTTATGGTTTCCATTTTATTATTATAAGGAAACAAAAAAAAATCCCTAAATACTTTTGGGTCAAAATATAAAAAAATATATGCAGTCAAATATTTTCACCAAAAATGAAAATCACTGCATTATGCTTTGAACCCGTTTTTTTAGTTTTGTTTCTCAAAGACTTTCTCAGAAAAATGAAAATTGGACATTTTTAAAAATGTCCAAAAGTGCAAAAAATTCTAGAGAGTTTGAAAAAAATAATAGATCTTTTCAGAATATATACATATTTTATATTATGAAATCGCTTGTTTCGAAGGGTTGTGGATTAGATTCGATTATATAACTATTTGATTAGACTTTGAATAAGTTTACTAATTATGTTAGACGCCAGTCCTCTAACAACCACAGTCATCTTTCAACTTGTACGTCATAAAGAACGCCTGAATCTTGTTTCCGTATTTTGCGGGTTCGACATTGGCGTCATTGTCGTTCAATGTGCGCACCATATTGCCTCGCTTCTTCTTGTTTAAATAACGCTGGTAACTATCGTGTTTGACTCCTTGGTTTGTGGTATTGATATTACTTTCTAATGCCGCACGCTGTTGCAGATACATAGAACTATCGGTTCCACTTTGCTTCATAATGCGTCTTTGGCGAGAGAGAAAAAAATTAATATCATTACATTGGGTACAATGTAAAACATTGCATTGACTACATTTTGATTGAGACATGTTATATATTATTTGTATAGAATATTATCTGCAATCATTCTAAACATAAGAAAACCCATATCGAATTCATACGCATGGGCGGTATTTATTTCTTATGTATGATTGTAGTAAGCAAACTTATGTGGAATATTTTCCGCATTTCAATATAATATCTGTGCAATAATATATATTATGTTGTATCCCATCCTTATTTCTAGTATCATCATGCTTGTGTTAGACATAGTCTATTTGTCTACCTTTGGGAAACCCTTTGTTGACCAAACCGTTATGATCCAAAAATCGCCATTTGAACTCAATTATATGGGCGCATTCGCCAGTTACTTGTGTCTGATTGTTGGTTTGAATTATTTTGTAATTTCAAAGCAAGGTAGTTTACAAGATGCATTTGTATTAGGGTTTGTGATGTATGGAGTTTATGACGCTACAAATATGGCGTTATTGAAAAAATGGTTGCCCAGTTTAGCATTAATGGATACCTTATGGGGCGCCGTCTTGATGACTGCAACCACTTATTTCACTTACCAAACCATGAGTATATTCAAATTGTAAATTATACATCTTCTATTATTTTGTAACCATACTGTTTACAAAATGTTTCCAAATCATTTTGCAAATCTTCTTTGTTTCCCATCGCTTTTTGGTGCGTTTCAATCGACTGTTCGTCAGGTTCATAATTCCATTTGCTATAAAATTCTTCTTCCAGGTCCTCATCTTCAAAGATTACTTGATGTTTTTCTTCGTCGACGATGCCGCCATACTCTAGTATGCGTTGTTCCCATAGTGGCGAGAAACTTGCATGATACAACCAATTTTTAAAGTAAACTTCGTTCAAATTTTCAGGCGTATAGGTCTGGAACAACTGATTGTACGTTTTATTGACTGCATATTTCCGTGCATATTGTAATACTTTATACAAGGGTTTATCGGAATAAGATGGCGTATAATTGTTTACTTTTTCTGAATCAAATGTAATGTAAATATTATCTGATAAATGTGATGTTTTTTCAATATTCGTTTTGAAATAGGTACGGATAAACGGCGCTAGGTTGTGATTGTGATTGCACATGGTTAATATACAATTTCCAAGTTGATGATCTGAATCGTGCGGAGAAAGTCTCCATAAATACAGACTATAGTTCACCAAATCGATCATATGGTTGTCTTCGTCACAGTCAAGTGCGTATATTTGAAACAGTATTTTTGCTATATCCAATAAATAATCAAATGTTTCTTCTTGAAATCCAGAAAAGTATAATTCATATCCCCAAAACAATGCTTGTTCACCGTCGTGACCAAGGATAGACAAGAACAGCGATTGTTTTACATCCGTGATAGAATATAGATACCGAGACAACCTAACGATGTGGGTATATACGGGTTGATCAACCTCTTCTTCGGTAAAATGATTCGTTAACATGTTGATTTTAATTATTTGATATTATTATCTCATTGTAGAATAATATCAATTTTCCATAGCAATTGTAAAAATAGAAACATGTTGAAAGCAATACTCTATGTTCCACCTGCACTTGTGTGTTCCAATAAAACCCCTAATCAAATCCTATATAAACAAAAAAGTAAAAAAACTGTATCATTTGATATATCGAGCAATCAAATACACCATTACGCATCAAATGAACTATCTTCGACAAACGGATAATTGCGTATATACATCAAGAAACGTTTGTATAATCTTACCTATCCATTTTTCGTGCCTGTAATACAACCCAATGTTCTGATAGCAACAAATAAATATCTTGCAGTGGTTTGCATCAATCGGCAAAATATGCGTTTCAAATACAAGTTGTTTGTCTCCAATGGTTACGCACGATATGGTTGCATACGGGTGTATGATTTCGCTTGAAATAGTCATTTCATTCGTTCCAAAAAAAACACTGGTCATGGATTGCGGTCCGCAAGTATATGTATAATTCACTGAGTTGTGTAGTGAATGCGGAGAATACATTATGCTAATATCGCTTGGTTCGAATACATTATTTTTTGTGAAAAGTTTCGCAAAAATCACGTGGACAATATCGAGTGATGCGTCTACCAATATAGATGGATGTAGATCGATGCAAGTTTCAACAAACACATGACGAAAACTATTATGCGTAAAATAATCGCTGCGACTGACCATAGTCTTATTTGACACATTTTGATATGTGTTCAGAAATACCTGATTGTTCTTTTCGACCACGTGAAAATGCTGATTCTCATACAAACTGTTTAGATCTTCAGAACATGTATCAGTTAGACAAACATAATCGTTTTTATTCTGTTTCCAAATCGTGTACTCTTTTCCCCAAATAGTAATTTTTCTAGGTACACGAAAAGGAAAATCAGTATTTCTACCAATCATATACCATTCAAATTGCATTTTGTCTTCTTCGGTTACATTATGCATATCTACTTTAGGATTGAACAAGATGGATTGACTGGGTAAGTATTGATTATTTTCATACACGTTCTCGATACATGATAGAAGCGGAAATCGATTTATATTTGGCCATAGTCCAAACGAATGTACAAACGACAATAAAACGAAAACGAGAATAGGTGTAAACATGCGATAATTAATATGTACATTATATTTCATAAAAATCTTTATATACATTATACAATCACTATGCCTATGACCAAAAAACAGACCGAAAAAAAATATACTAACCAGCGCAGAAAGTCGAGTACACGCAAAAACAAAACTCTCAAAGTTGGCGGAAAGAAGCACGTTGCGGTGAGAAAACCCTCGCATATTACCAAGAATTTATTGGAACTGCTGAATATGATCAAGTTATATCACTGGAAGACACATTCGTATGCTGAACATAGCGCGACCGATGCGTTGTATGCAAGTTTGAACGAGCACATTGATTCGTTCGTTGAAGTGCTATTGGGCAAAGACGATAGTCGCATTCAGAAAATGGAAAAGAACCTGAAAATGTTCGACCCCAAGAATACGAACGATCTGAAAAAACGTATCTACGAATATCGCGATTACTTTGTGAGCATGAGCAAGATTTTCAATGAAAAAGACAGCGACATATTGAACATACGTGACGAAATTATAAGCGATTTGAACAAATTTTTGTATTTGTCTAGGTTTAGATAAGCGATTCTTGTTTATAGTGCGACAATAACCCCTGTATTTTAGGTAAATAATTTAATTCCTTAGGGTATTTACCGTGTATTTCGCGATATCGCATATTTTGCGGCAGCATTTTTTTGTGTTGTCGGTCAACGTATTTTTGATATTGTTTTCTCCAGTGTCTTTGAATCAAACGTATCCAGTATGTTTTTACCACTACATAATAGACATCTTTTCGAATATAGAGTTGCATGATTTCAATCTTGGAACATCTGCTCAACATGATGCTGTAACATCGCAAATATTCAAGAACCTTGTCTGAATCATATTTGGTAAATAGACTACCTGTAATCGAATTCACATAGAGAAAATTACCAGATTTCGGAATATGTTTGTAAATTCCGACATAATATTGTCCGTCATTTTTGTCGGAATCAAGATGGTTCATATCTTTTTGATAAATTTCGTTAAGGATACTGTCGTCATCCTCGTAATTATCCCAATTCTCTAGATCTATACTGTCGTCTGAATCCTCACTTTCATATTCTCTGTCCGACAAACTGGTCAATGCGATAATACGCGAACCATCTGACGAACTTGTTGTAGAACTGGTATCTGAATTCGATGCAAGCGAATGTATATTTGCGTGGTTGTTATATTGGTATCCCATTGTGCTTGTTGTTAGAATAGAGTCTTCATCTGCTGAATCATCATCGCTCATTGTATTGAAAATCAATTTTATAGTATTTACCTATATTGTGTTTAGATTTGTATAATAAATATTTTGCAGATAGATATTTTGTACTTGTACTTACAATGCGTATTTTGTGGTTTGAACTAGATAATAAGGCATTGAATTTAGAAACGAATGAAGGCAGTGATTTTAATGTAGTATTATAGTATAGTATAGACTAGAGCATGTCTGAACATACAGTAGGAGAATACAAAAGTATAGAACAGAGATTGAGTGAGACGCCAGTGGTACCGACTACAGCAATAACTCCGATACATCCCCCATCAGAACCGACTGCATCTTTGGCGAATAAAACGGAGAAGGAAAAAATAGAAGTAGCGACAAACCCGTTGCAATATTATGTGAAAGTGAGTTATATGATCACTTATATTTTGCTGTTAACTACCGCAACTATCACGTTCATCGAAGCAATCACCACATCAAACGAGTCGGTACGTCATATTCTCAACCTAGAAACCGTAATATCTATTATTGCAGGATATTTCTATTCTCTTTTCCTGGGACGCATCAATAAAGCAGGAGAAGGAGATGGTGCGATTGATTGGAAGGAGATGAACAAAACTCGTTATGTGGATTGGTCAATTACCACACCCTTTATGCTGTTAGTCTTATGTGCTGTACTAGGCAAGAACGTCGGCAAAACAGTCAATGTGAAAACATTTGGAATGATTGTATTACTTAACTATTTCATGCTGGGAACTGGATATTTGGGCGAAACCGATGTGATGAGTAAATCTGTGTCTGCATTGTTTGGATTTGGAGGTCTTTATGGTATATTTTATTTGATTTACAAGAATTTCTTGGAAAATAAGAATGTTCTTGCGAATAATGTATTATTTGGTATTTATCTGTTTATTTGGTCAATGTATGGCGTGGTCTATTTCCTAGATGAAGAATACAAAAATATCTTTACCAACGTGTTAGATGCAATTGCGAAGAGTGGTATGGGTATTGGTTTATGGGCATATTATACAAAGATTATTGCTTTGTAAAATACCAGGCCACACTAAAGAATCGAACTTTAGTTTCGTCCCCGCAATTGGGACTACTCGTACCAACCGTGGCTATTATATGCTTAGATAAAAATTGAATATACATATCACATATGTTGTTATATATATATTAGAAGAATGGGCAACGGCAAGAATATTATAAAAGGTTATCAGGGTATCATGGACCTCGATTTATCGTCTATTGATCCAAAGTTTCATAAAGAGATGATTGATCTACATTCCCAAGATATTCGTGATTATAAGATTGAACAACGAGAAAGACCCTCTAAATTACGTTATGAAAATGCTATTGTGCGAGCATACAAAACAATCAGAAACGACAAACGATTAAATGAAAAAATTGCATATGAAAGACGTCAAACACAACAAGAAGGAGATGCCCGCCGCGAGGAAATCATTCAACACATAAAAGATTCGAAAAAGACACTGCTTACAAATACAAACTCTGCGAAGTGGTAACATACTTCAAGATCATAGGTTCTATTTGGGTCAACTTATGCAAGAGTGCTACTTGACCGATTTCTTCGCATACATTTGATAACTCTTTCACCATGGTCACAATCTTGAGCAGCGCCTTATTGAAATCACCGATGGATATCTCTTTTTCTGCGACACTGTCTTGAATAAAATACTTACAGTCATATTCTGTATTGCAATCACACCATCCCATGGACAATTCCATTAAATCAAACTGAATTGCGTCAGCGTAATTGTATCCAGTCCATACTCGAATTTCGTTTTCTACATCTTCGTAATGGTTGAGTAGGTCATTCACCAAGTCTACTGCCGTCGTCACGTGGCGGTCTGAACAATTGGGTATGACTTGTTTTTTTTCGTCTGGAACTTTCACATCAACCAAACAAGACAGAATTCCCACGATTTGTGTTGGAGTGAAATCAGCAAAATAATCAAGACGCTCACATAGGTTCGACATCACCAGTGGATGTGCTTCTGCAATACATGACGCCATCTTTCCTTTGTTTACAAAATGATAATCGACGCCAGCATCATGATGAACCTCCTCTATAAAATGTTCATCGCAAAGAGTGTGGACGATTTTATCGGTATTCATTTTGATATATTGTTCATTGTAATACAGATTGTTACGCAACGAGTTCAACTCTTCTTCTATAATATACAGTTGTTTTACCTGCTCCGTATCCAGTTTGATATATTTGTACTGGGTCTCCAATGTATTGATTTCACGTTCCGCCTCCTTTCGTTTTTTGTTCTTTAGCGTAGGCAATTGGGTTTGCAAATCCAAATAGCGGTCACATAGCGTCTTCGCTGTCTTGAGTGTACCGAGACTATTGGTTTTATTTTCAATGTTTTTCTCAGATTCAGTAATTTCTTCTCTATATTGTCGTAATATCACTGCAATCTCATTTTGGATCATGCTCTTTTCAGAAAACAAGTGGAAATCTCGCGTACATCCATTTTTAATCAAATTCAAAATGAGCGAATACGAAATGTGGAACTTGGACGTGAGTTTCTGAGGTTTCCCGCCCAAAATGGTTTTGTATTCTTCTAGAGAAGGCATCTTAAACAAATTGTTGCAATGCACTACGTGACCGACTGTATCAATACCGCGACGACCGGCGCGTCCAGCCATCTGCGTATATTCGTGTGCTTGTAGAAAACGGTTATGGTTTCCATCAAACTTGGTCAAGTTGTTAAATACGACCGTTTTAATAGGACAGTCTAACCCGATGGCGAATGATTCGGTAGCAAAGAGCAAATAGATGTATTTCTTGGAGATCATTAATTCCACAATCTCGCGTAACACGGGAATCATTCCCGAATGGTGAATACCAATGCCTTTTTCAAGCAAAGACACCAGTTGAATGTACTCGGGTAGTTCCATGTATTCTTTGTGGTTGGGGAGTTTTCGCAAAATTGCATCACACTCTTTCTTAATGGTGAATGGAAGTTTGCTATCTTCGGGTAGAATGGGTATGGTGATATCGTTTGCAAGTTGTTCCACCATTTTCCTCGAAAATACAAAGACAATGGCGGGTAGCATTTCACGTTCGTGTAGAAACTTCACCAGTTTGTTTAACATGTCCTTGCGATTGATAAATACCTTGTTTTCTTGATACACCTTTATCATATCGGTTAACTTTTTATGAGAGATCTCATCAAATTTCCCGTTCGCATCTTGTAACAGCATCAGTTTGTTCGTATGTTTCTTGATATCTTGCTGGGTTGCTTTGTCTTTGATGTGCTTGAATACACCTTCGTTGTTGGTTAGAAATCCGTAATGAGTGAGTGGGACCACGCGATGGTTCGTCGACGCCAAGTAGACTTGTTTTCCACCTTGTTCGACCAAACCTTTTTCGCACCATTTTGCAAATCCCTCTGGATTGTCGATGGTAGCAGAAAGCATTACCATCTGAATGTGTGGGGGCAACATCAAGATTGTTTTTTCCCATGTTTGACCGCGATCAGCATCGTTGATGTAGTGAACTTCGTCGAATACAACGCACCCAAGTTCGGTTTGAACGTCTATTTGAAATTGGAGGGTATTGGACTCGGATGTAGCAGCGTCAACTACCGTCCCAGAAGTCGTAGTGGTTGCCGTAAACAAATAATTCATCAAAATCTCGGTGGTCATAATTAATACGTCTGCCTCGGGATTGGTTTTGATATCACCGGTGAATAGACCAAAGGAAATATGAGGATATTTCTGGGTGAATTCATAATATTTCTGATTGGAAAGCGCTTTGATAGGACTGGTATAAATCACTTTTTTCCCTTGTTTTTTGAAGTGAGTAATTGCGAACTCGGCTGGAAGGGTTTTGCCCGAACCAGTATGCGCAGTAATAAGGACGTGTTGCTGTTTGACGATGGCCTCGATTGCGTATTTCTGGAAATCGCTCAAGGGAAAAGGATATTGGTTGAAATGAGCATTGTATGGTGTGTCTTCAGGATATGGTTGTGTGCATAAGTAAACCATGATTACAATATAACTAGTGAAAAATATTTATATTGTTTTGGAAAATGATATGATGTCCGTCATACTGCAAAAAATGGTATTATGTAAAACAACATAAATAAATTACTTGTATTATAAGATAAAAAATGTTTGACGTATGCATTGGTTATCTAACTGATCATAGGCGTCTTTATACATTTGACCGATTTGTTTCGTTTGTTAATAAATTAGCGAATAAAGATAAAGTATGCTTATTGATTCTGGCAAATAATGTAGAACCAAGTTTTTTTGAAAATATAATAAAACATAATTTACATAACGTACATTGTAGGATAATTACCTTCGATAACAATAATAATTACATAAATAAGATTAATACTCTGATTTCGTTTTCCAAAGAGAACAACATCAAGTATTGTATGAAATGTGATAATGATATTATAATTAACAATCACGCCCTTGATTATATGTTTGATAATTTACATCTATTGGAAAATAAGGAAAATTTATTTATAACACCTTCATTATCAAGTGGGATTCCAAGTGTGGATTATTTTATTGAAGATTTTTTTAGTGAATCTGAAAAAGATACCTTATATAATTTATTTTTGAAGACTGATATGCCGAAGAGTTTATGGGGGTTTGATTATTCACCGTTGAATGAATATACCGTTAATTCTGAAAAATGGAATGCAACACAATTTATCAATAAAAATAATCAACTGAATTATCATTATAAAGGTATTCATCCTATACGCATTAACAAAGAAGCCGTATTGTATCAGCATCAATTAATATTAAAATATAAACATAAAATTCACGAAAAACAAGCTTACAAAATGCACATTACAGACGATTATTCTTATTTATGTAATAGCATCTTTATAATCAATGCAGATAATTACAGAAAAATAATTGATAGTAGGGAATTATATGTTGACCCATACGATGAAGTCCCTGTTAATAAATATTTCCAAATGAACAAATTGCGCGGCGTGTATGTTAGAAATAGTTTTACAATACATCCAATATACAATACTATTCTTGACCATCCAAATATCGAACAAAAATTTTATAACGAATTTTTTAGAGACAATTGATAACATCGTATTCATGTTATGATATCAATTATTTAATTAGTAAGTATCACATTGGGAAATTGCTTATGGCCTGTTTGTGGTACTTCTTCGGAACTAGAATAATCCTTCAAATTTGGGTTTATAGGAAATGTATTCCATGTAATGAAGTAATTATCACATTTATTCAATACATTTTGAATATAAAAATTTTGTGTTTCGGTAGTGAATTCACCCAATGCATAGTTACTTATAAACAAATCATAGTGGTCATCTAGGTCTGATAGACAATTCGTGTATGGTAATGTAGTTACATTTTGTACGCATAATTTATCAAGATATTTTCGCTGTAATTTGGATACGTTATCTAGATCAATGATGGTATAATTATCTATTTCAATGCCGAAGCAATCACAAATATCAAATAAAATTTTACATTGACCCCCATATCCACCACCGACTTCAACTATTGAAAGTTTGGTCTTGTTTTTGGATTGTATATAGTTAAGTATTTGAAGACCAAATGCAACATATCTGATTGTTGTTGGTGAAATGTTATAGGTGTTCAATTCTACAGTAGACTTTAATTGTGCAGCGAAATCATGAAGTACTGGATTTCCAATAATATCATTTTCAATACATTTCGACCAAGGTAGTTCATTGCTCGTTAATTCACTTATGCGATTTAAATAACCGACACCCTGGCTATAGGAAACATGTTCTAGTATTTCGGTAAATTGTCGGTTGCGTTTAAATTGAGAAAAGGCAGTTTCATCGTTAATCGCCTGCAATGCAACCGCATCATTCGTATAAGTCGCAACTTGCTCCATTATAAGTTAATATGGTGAGTTTTATTTAAGTTATTTGAGTAAATGTTTGTTTATTTGAGTAAATGTTTCAGATTGTTCATATATTAATTTGATATCAGGATATACTTCTTGTATATATTTATCGTTAAGTAATAATTGTTTTTGGGATCCGGTCAAATCTATTTTTGAAATATCATTATTTGAGATAAAAGGTTGATTTATCCCCCATGTTCTATATTCCCCGTGTTGTGAGTTCAAAGGTTTATGAACAGGCACACTTATGCATTCTATAATCTTATTTACATATTTGCTATTATCGAATATATCATTCGTATATTGCAATCCAATATTATCTAATACATTTGTTATTTGTTTATAGTCGTTTTCAAATAAATCTTCGTATCTGAGTGTATATATATTTTCAGAAGGATTTTTACTGTAATGTATGAATAATTTTATAGTTTTAATATATGCATTTATAGAATGGTCACTCGGGATATTATCATTAAACCTTTTTCTCAATGATGAGAAAACATATAGAGGGTTACGAATAATAAATATTTTTATATAGTCTTTGTATGTTTCATTAAAAAATGATCTTAATACAAATGGATACTTTGCTACTATATATTTTTTATCGGTAGATTTCGTGATTACATGTGTTTCGTGGCATATTTCTTCAGTATCGTCAATATGACAAATGATTGACTTCAGAATGCTTGTTCCACAATGAGGAAAACCACAAATTAATATTTTACTCATTTTTAGTTGTGAATATAGATGTATACTATTTAAATCGTTTACATTAACATTCTACTTGCTGAATAAACCGTTGGTTATAATTTACATTTTTTCGCTCAATATCTGAATACCCGGGCAATTGTCCTCCAAATATTTTTTCATAGTACATAAATATATGATCTAATTGCAATGGTTTCCAGCATTGGTCCAGTGCATGATTGTTTGGATTATGACCTTGTTGTAAATGTGCAACACCATTATTAAAAATCTCTAATAATGTCTTAATAAACGCATGTTTAATAATATAACATGTTGCGGTTTGATTATTTATTATACGGTTGAAACCATTCATACATCCTTTGGTTGTCGTATTTCCCCTTGGAGTGCATGTAATAACATCCCAATTTTCATTTTTTATTTTGTCGAAGTCTTCCACAAAACGATTAAAATTGGGTTCATTAAAAATCAAAAAATCGTCTTCCATAATTACATAATAAGGGTCGTTCTTCTGTAATAAAGAATTCAAACAATTTATATGCGATAAAGCACACCCTATATCACCTCTTTCATGTAGAATCGCATCCATCCGCTCTACATTTTTGAAAATTTCAAATTTATCCTTCATTTTTTCAATATGTTCTCTTCGGTCCGCTCTATGTTTCAAATTTATATAGAAACCGTTCATGGTTATATAATAATTTATTGATAATCATTTAAATAAGTTGAACCTCATTATATATAATACAACATGAAAGAAGATATCGATTGTGTCTTACTCGTAATGAATTGTTATAAATATAAAAATAAGGCAGATATTCAAAAAAAAGGTTGGTTGAAAACTTTACCTGATAACATTGTATACTTTCATGTATTAGGTGATATAGATAAATGCGGTTCAGAAAAATATGTTTTTGATTATAAAGAAAGAATATTATATGTATCTACACTTGATGATTATAATTCACTCCCACACAAAGTGATTTCCGCATTCAGAGCAGTAAATAATACGTATAATTACAAATATATTTATAAAACAGACGATGACCAAATATTAATTCAAAATAATTTTTTTGATAGTTTATTTAATCATTTATCTCAATTAAACTCGCATTACGGGGGGACACCTATATCTATTGAAAACCATATAAGTACGTATCATACAGTACACGATTGTTTACCAAAAGACCTATTGTTGAAAAAAACTACGTATTGTAACGGCAGATTTTATTTGTTATCAAATGAAGCAGTTAACAATGTTTTACAAAAGTCAGACAGTATACGAACGCATGTGATAGAAGATCATGCAATCGGATATTATCTCGATGACCATTATAAGCAAGCGATGGTTATGTTTGACAGTAAACAGGTATTCAATGATGTATAATAATAGGAGCAGCCATTCCTTTATGTTTTAATAATTGGATACTTGAATGTGGGTTCACTTTGAATTTGTATTTATTCCTTACTCTTTGAGACCATTCAACATCTTCACCTTGTCCATGTAATAAACTTTCATTCAATTTATATTCCTCCATGACATATTTTTTACATACAAAATAACTTCCAGAAATGTATATGAATTCCTGCCATTTTTCTCCACTATCTTCATAATCTAAAAAGATAGTTGGTCTATTATTTGCTATACCTAATACACCTAATAAACTATCCTTGTGTTTTATCCACGAATAAGGAGATTTAACGCCAGTTTCTGTAGTATTCACATTGAAATACATACCATTCAGAAAATCAAAGTTAAGAATCCAGTCGCGAAATCTTGTACCATCTGTATTTATTATTTTATTTACTATTATATCAAAATCGTTTCCATATTGTATGAATCCCCTATACCAGTCATTGTTCAATATCATATAATCATGCATATATACTATATTTTCATATGTTGCATTATTTGTTATTGTGTTTTTCTTTTTTGTGATCCATCCAGGATGGATATTCTCATCAAATAATATACATTTCGTATGTTTCCTATTTATATTTTGAATACCCACAACAATTATCTCGTATTCAGGAATACTTTGCTTTTCAATCGAATCTATGATTAAATTCACATTTTTTTCATTGTTATTTGTTATAATTCCAAAAGTAAACTGCATTTAACTAATATAAACAATAATGATGTATTCTGTTTATATTATGTCTGATAAAACATTAATATTCTATCTTACTGCGTGTGATCGATATTTTATATTTGATAAATTTATTGATGAAATTAATAAGTGTTCGGTTGATACTATTGACAAATTACATCTTTTAATTGTAAACTCTTCTCCAGATATGACGTACTATGAAAGTAAATTGACCAAACAGAAAATTCAATATACATGTGTTCATGTACCCTGTCCTCAGAATAATTATTTACCAAAGGTAAAATATGCAATAAACTTTGGTTTAACCAATAATTTTAAGTATACGTTCAAATGTGACAATGATTTCATTATTACACACTACACTATGGACTATATTATTCAAAATATCTCCTTATTGGATAGCAAATACTTGACACTTAGTCCAAATATATCAACAGGTATGCCGTCTGTCGAATATTTTATCGATGAAGCATTCACGAAAGACGAGTCTGAACAAATAAGAGATGAATTTAAAAAATGCAAGTTCAATTTACAACCGGGGGTGTTTGACTATCGTGGATTGCATCAACCAGGCGGTAAGTGGGATTATAAACAATTTTTTAATCAACTAACCAATCTTCCAACATGGTACAAGGGTGCTCATCCTGTTCGTTATGGTTTTGGAAATGATATGATTAATGACCTAATCATAAAACACAAAACCGACATTTTTCAAAAAAAAGATTGTTCTGTTATTGAAGGTGATATTTCATATTTCGCAAATATGGGGTTCTTTATTAACACGCAGATATACCATAAATTAATTAATGTTGAGAAATTAACTATCAATGGATGTGACGATATTCCATTGAACCGATACGGTTGGAAGCACAATTTGAAACATGGTATTATATCACACGGATACGCAATCCATATAGCATATGGGTGGAGATGGTGTTTGAATAATACGCAATCTGGGCATCAATATGTAGATATAGATTGTCCTACGAAGACATTAATCGAATATGAAGAACAATTCATTAATAAATTGTATGTAACTGATTCAATCTAATATAAGTATATTTATGATAAATATATACATTATCATAAATAATTTAATTATCCAAATAGTCGACCTTTCTATCGTATATGTTATTGTATCTCCCGTCGTTTAGATTATAAATCAATAATGGTTCGTTGTCATCTGAAACAAACAAGTTTTTATTTTTATAGTAACAGTTACTTATAACAATATTAGATGTATAATCCATTTTATCTATTACTTGTTTATACACTTTATAAGAAGCTGCTTCCAATGACCATTGTCGTTCAATACCATAATCCTCCATGCATAATATTTTATAATTGTGAAACGCAATACAATAATAGTAATATATTACGTAATCAAATGACCAAAAACTTATCTTCGGTATGAATTTTGATAAGTTATCGAATTCAATGTATGATAAAAATTCAGGCACTATTTTTCGGTCATACACATTTATATCTGAGTACCAAAAATAATATTTTCCATTATTCGTTTCCTTGTTTATTTTATCTATATCTTTGCTGTTAAAGTGTTTTATTGAATGACTATGAATATTATCTAAAAATGAATGAATATTATTTCTAATAGTAGTATTTCCCGCGATTACTTGTTTCTTATCGCAATAAGATTTAAATTTGTTATATATATTTTTGGTATTAATAAATTTAATTTCACTATCAATTACAGCAATATAGTCAAATTTTGTATATTCTGCATTTTTACTCAAGTAATGCAACGCATATAATTTTTTCATATTAATAATACCTTTATCACGATGATTAAATTGTGTAATATGATTTGCAATCTCAGGATCCTCTTCCAATACAATATAGCGTATATTCTTGAATCCGGTTGTAGTATAATTATGTATGTGACTAATTAAACACACTTTCTCATTAGTTGTTGTTAACACAAAAAAAATGGTGAATTCTGCGGCATCCGTTAAATTATCTAAAAATGATACGTATTTGTAATGAGGAGGGTGTATTGGTATTACAAAACTTATTTGTTTATCCATATTATTATGTTTAAATAATATCAATATTTTATGTATTTTATGACTCATAGTATTTATTTCTTAAAAAAATGAGTTCTTTTTAATGTAACACGTCGGAGCCAACCAGTTAGTAGTTTGTAGCGTAAATTCTAATTTACGCTCTTTCAAAAAAGTATCTACTCCATTGGATTCAGTGAATTTGTGATATTCATATTCATCAAATACAATAAATCCACCAGGTACAACTCTATCCCATAAATATTTTAAAGCATTGTATGTAGGTCTTTCTATATCAACATCTATATATAATAGAGATATACGCTGTCCGGGATTTTCTAATATGAACTTGGGCAATGTTTCTTCAACATCACCCTCGATCAATATTGAATTATTCGAAATATTCATGTTTCTTAGTCTTGTTTTAACAGATTGTAGTGTACGGTCCTCACTTTGTATACGAGAATATACAATATTCATACTGTCTTTATCACCTGTCGCGTCTTTATTCAATACTTCCTCACTTTTTTCGGGGTCAAAAATATCGAATCCAATCACTTTTTTAATAGAATTTGGACAATAAATTTCAATCATTTTAGAAAATGTAGCTACACCAGAACCTTTGAATACTCCCACTTCAACAATGTCACCAGGTAGGTGTTTTGTTTTATTAAAAAAGTCATGTCGGTGCAATAGTTTACCAATACACTTGATGTCGGATGAAAAAATGAAATCATTGAAGTTATCATAAACTGTCTGGGATACTATATTTTTATTATTGTCGTTATATATACCGTGTTCATTTGAACGATCGTTTGCAGTATCCGTCATTATGTATTAATCACCATTATTCATTTTATATTGTTATTTTTATATATAATCATTTTTTGTATGTTCTTAGTTTTTTTCATCAGATGAAGCCCATTTCATATATTCTAACATGTTTTTCATAAACTTTATAGGAAATACATTGTCTATTAATTTATCACTATCCTCACTATTAAACCATACACATACTATCAGCGGAAATACACCTAAGCATACTTTAAAGTCATTCATAAATTCATCATATGTGTAATCCTTAATGTTATTGTTTACAATGCAATAATAATATTTCAGAACTAAATCAACTTTGATTTTATCAAACTTTACACTTTCCACAAGTAAAAAACAAATGTCACTTACTCCCTTATTCAACTGAATATATTGCCAGTCTAAAAAATAAGGTATTTTACTTTGTTTGTAAAATATGTTTGCAGTTTTCATATCACCATGACAAAAACTTAACGGATATGTTGACGTTTGTTTACTATTTTCGTCATATTTTTCAAAATAATGGTTCAGTATATCAATCTCGTTTTCTTTAAGTAATATTTTGTTTTTTTGTATGAAAGTTGGATATCGCTCTTTCAATAATTCTTTGAAAAATAATACTTGTTCCATAGTATTCACATTTAACATGTTTAATGGTACATCACCTTTTGATTTGAAATAATACTTTTTATGTAGATTCGCTACGTGGGATACAACTTCTAATAGTGTTGGAATATTGTTATTTAAATCAATATTGAACTCTCCTTCATGTTTTAATAAATTTTCCAGAATTATACCGTTTCTCTCTTTGTCAATATTTATTGTACCATATGATTTGGGAATGTGTAATATATTATTATCTATATGATGACTTATATTTGTATAAAAATTTATCTCATTGTTGTATAAATTCATCTTTTCTGCTGTTTTTGATAAATTATTATTACAGTTATTTATTTTGAGTACTACATTTTCAGTACTATTATCATTGAAAGTAACTTTGTATGACTGAATATCACATATATAACCGGTTTTAAGTTGAATATCATTATAGACTACGTCTAATATCGGCAGGGTGTTTATCAATTTTGTTTTGATTTTTTCGCATATACTCAAATTACCTTGTTCTTTTGTATTACTCAAGCCGTTTATTTGATTGATATTGAAATCAGTATAATCCGATATTTTATATTCATTCGCATTTTGTATGTCTATGCACGACTCTTCATTTTGTATTATGATTATCTTATATACGTCTGCATTAAGTGCACTTGTATATCCGGAATAACTATCTTCAAATATAATTGTCTTGTTTGGATTTAATCCCAATGTAGATATAGCGTTTAAATATGGTTCTGGGTCTGGTTTATGCTTTATGCAATCGCCAGCTGCAATAAGAATGGAAATATATTCATTCATACCAGTATTTTCCAAGATGTATTCCGCCGATTTATTATTGCAACTAGTTACTATTCCCATTTTCTTATTTTTATTTTTTTCAAAAAAATCACATACCCCAGGTAATAGTATTCTAGCTTTGTTGTTTTTTAAATATTCAATAAATAAATTATCTTTTAATATAGAAATTTCATCAATTAACATTTTATCAATATTTGGAAATAAATATTGTAGAAACAAACCATCATTTTTTCCTTTAATAAAATTATTGAAAAAATGTGCATTGATGTCGAACGCAAAATCGTATTTGTTGAATATATGTTTCCATACTGACGTATATATGTGATCTGTATTTACTAATGTTCCATCTAGATCAAATAAAAATGGATGTTCATATTCCTCTATCTGCTCTGGAGTTCCCAATGAATAATAATGTTTGTTTTGGATTACTTCGCAATTAATATTTATATTGTCGTTAATCATGGATTGTATTATTGTTGATGTATAATATTCGTTCTTTTGCATTATATTGTGTTCAATTATATAGTTCGCATATTGCAAAAGTTGTTTCCAAGAGGAAAACCCATATGCACCACAACATGCAGAATCTGATATCTTAGTTTTCTCTATGATATTATCAACTAGTGTAGTGCCCTCGATGGTAGTTATATAAGAATATCGAGGTACGTCTAATTTATCATTGAAAGCAAATAGTTTGTTTTCTCCTTTCCATAATTTAATAATGTCGGTTGTGTAAAAATTGTCACTATCAACGCATAATATCGGGCAATCTATCGTATCTTTTTTCAGATTATCTAATGCAATACGTATAGTATCAGCAGCACCTCTTGTATTCTCTGATAGTTGTAAAAATTTAAATTGAATAAATGGATATTGTTTATGTATCATATTTTCAAAGTCATATTCAACATATTCTTTGTTGTAAGGTATATATACATATTCTATGTTATTATGGATATGTAAATTATCTATTAGATGGAATATTATTGGTTTGTTATCTACACGTATTAATGATTTTGGCACATTGATACCTTTATTTTTGAAACGTTCACCAGTACCTCCCAATGGAATTAGTACTATCATTATATTATGTATAAAACAAATTGTTTTTATACATATAATATTATAATTATATTACATAACTGCTTATCTACAATATATGAGAAACTTGGATGGACTCGTCATTATGATTTAGACACTTTGATTGATGATATGTTCCAATCGTAAAATCAAATTTGTATTCAAACGAAATGAAAATATGTTGTCCTATATTATAACTTGTATTATGGATTTGCAGAAAGGAAACAAAATGGTCGGAGTAGTAAACGGATTGTATTATGGACAACAAGAGCGTGTCGATGAATTAAATGAACGCATTCAGTCTAGAAATCTTCCTGATTCTCCTTTGGCGCCTAACTTCGATTTCCGCTCTACTCCCACTCGATATACTGATTTTTCTACGATTGATACCAAAAAAACTTACAATGAACCGATTCTCCCTTACCCTACTTATAACAGTGGTGCGAATTTCAATCCCGGTAACTCTTCTGGACCCGTTTCTGGATACAGTTCCAATGTTGCTACCGAGACCATGTTACGCAACCAACATTTTGCTCTTCAAAATGGATCAGACCAAGGCGTGTATGTGCCTTCTTCCAATAGCACCTTGTATAAAACTACCGTCGTGTCCAGACCCAGCGAGCAACCTTATCCTATGTTATTCAAGCAAGACATGTTTAGTCAAGTTCCTCATCCCAATGTTCACAATAGCGTCATCGGAAACGACAAGTTTTTCAACCATACACGCACTCAGTTGAGGAATTCTGCATAAACGCTTTTCAAAACAACATAAAACTTTCTCCTATTTAAATATATACGGTATATTTAAATAAAGACATGCAAAATGAAAATATGATTTATAAACTATTGTGCAACATCGGTTTCGCTTATCTCGGATATTCACTTTACAAATATGTGGATAAAAAGATGAAAGACGAAGGCGAATATGTAGAAGGGTTCACGCAACTGGAACCATTTGTATTGAAACGAAATAAAGAGTGCTATGACGATTTTTATGCAAGTGTGTTTGATGAAATTCACAATTTCGACAAGTTAGCGAGTTGGGAACTCACCCAAGTATTGAAAATGACTATGCCTGATACGAAACATAGCGTCTTCTTGGATATTGCGAGTCGCACGGGCGACCGTGTAAAGGAATTGGAAGATGGCGGATACAATGCGTATGGTTTAGAAGCGTCCAATGCGTTGATTTCGCGATGTGAACAAAAGCACCCTGATCTGGAAATCCAAAAGGGCACGCCTTGCGAGTCTTTGTTGTTTGAAAAGAATACATTCACTCATATTTTGTGCTGCGATTTCGCCATTTATGAAATGAAAGACAAGGCGATATTCTTTGGAAACTGTTTCCATTGGCTTCAACACAATGGATATTTAGTATTGCATTTGGTGGAACGTAGTTGCTTCAATGCGGTTTCTCCTCGCAATGACGACGAAGTCAAGTGGTTACCTCTTATTCCTCCAGACAGAAAACAAATAAGTAAGGTCAAGGCAGAATACGAAGATTTCAACTTTGAGAAGACTTTCCATTTTCCTGTGAATGTTGATGAAACCAATGTGGTTCTGTTGAGAGAAACGTTCACTGATAAGGCGACCAAGCACGTTCGTCAAAATGAGATTACGTATCAAATGGAGGAAATCAAAGAGATCTTAGCGATGGCCAAGAAAGCAGGTTTTATCTTTCACGCCAAAGCAAGCATGAAGAAATACAATGGTGACCCTCATCAATATTTATATATTTTAGAGAAACCAATGTAATTTATCTTTGCATATTATATTATAGACTATGCAAAAAGGCGGGTTTAGTTTTTTTAATTCCAAGTCCACATGTAGCAGTGATATAGAGGATAAAAAGAAATTTATTGAAGAATTTTCGCCTTTGTTTGTTGAAATCACAGACAACAATTTAGTTCTATCAGATAAAAACCTGATTGACGGTTATGTAAGTATGTCGCACAAACCAAAATCTGCTGGGTGTTTAGATCTTGAAAAAGTGTTCACAGATGAAGAATTTCTCGGTAACCTTAGGGAGAGAATAAAGCAACAACGCGGTTTGTATGGAGGCAACAAATCCGCAAGAAAATACACCGACAACCTTTGCAAAAACAAGGCAAAGAAGGTTTGTGCAAATGTAAAGGGATGCAAAGTCGCATCTGGTTCCAAGAGAACGTACTGTCGCAAAACCAAGAAAAATACCCGCTGCACAAAGAAGAGTGTGAACAAACCAAACACCTGCAAAAAGTCATCAATGTGCATAGTTGCGTCTGGTTCCAAGAGAACATACTGTCGCAAGGCACATAACAAGACCCATAAGAAAAAGTAAATGTAATGATTTAGTTCAAACCCCCATCAAAATATATTGATTCATTGTAATATGCTTCAATATGTTTTATTCACACTTATTTGCACTTGTATATTGTTATGGATGGTGACCAAAATCCGATATCCGTTTTGGAATATGCAACCAGTATACCATTCCTATGACTACTGGCGTTTCTTATATCGAGAACCTTTTACTATTTATAAATATGTCCCGATTAAGACCAAATTCTGCGATTTTGACCAGGTTTTCACGTTTCCCTACTATCAGTTTTCCCAACAACAAAAAAACTATTTGTTGAATTTGTTACAATGTTACTATTTACCTGATGGACAAGTGATCCATAACATTCACGAGAAAGACCTAGACGTATATTTCTCAGGTCATGGAGAACCTCCCTTTATTTCTTTCTTCTATGAAAAGGTAATGAACGAAGACAAAACAACCATGTATTTGCCTGAACCGACAGGTTGCATCACATCGATTCCAGTAAACGTCTATTATTTACCCACACTACGAGAACCTCAATATTCCAAACTACCAATGTACTATATGAATTATTTGACCACCTACAAAGACCGTAATGAAACGCAGATGAACCGCAGTTTGTTTCAGACCCACGAATACAATCAACGTGTATTAAACCCCACCATTCAACATAGTTTGTTCAAAAAAGAGGGCACTTTGTACGACGGTATATTTCCTTACGTAGAATGGAGTACCCACACATACAAACTACGAGAACTTTCCTTCCCATCCCTTCCGCCACATCTACAAGTGTCGGAAATAGATCAGAAAAACAATCATATGCTGTTCGATTTTCTCACGATGCAAACCCAACATGACTTCCAATACCAAGCGTGTTTGTTCGATACTATCATATGTCCTGATTACAGCAACCTCACCGAATTAATGCGTAACAAAACACTCATAGTATATTGTTTATATAAAGGACAAGAGGTTCTCGGATTGTATTTTTTCAAAAACATTATGCAAGAAGAAGAAACATCAGAAGGTTTCATCGTAAGACTAGTAGCAAGCATCTCAAATATAGAAGACACGAGAACATTTTACACAGGATTCCTATTCAGTCTGCAACAACTTATCAAAAACAATAGAACATATAAAATTATTATGCTCGATACATGCAGTCATAATAGTATATTTTATGATATATGGAAGACACAGATGGGTAAACCGTTGGAAAGTTCTCAAACGGGATATTATTTGTTCAACTTTATTCATCCAAGTTCTCCCTTGGATGAAAAAAAAACATGTATTTTGTTATAACGATCAGCGGATGTATTTACCAGAACGAGCAAATGAGTCTAGGACATATACCACAAAAACGCCTAAAAATGTATAGAGCAAGAATTCTTCGGTAATGTTGTCGGTTTTTTCGTGTTGCTGCTGTTCCAACAAATGGATCATATAATTAATCTTTTCCATTAGACGACTGTCGTCCAACTGACTTCCAATCCCCATCTTGGAATAGTAGGGGGTAGCATCTTGTTTGTTCTGCATACCTTCGTAAACCTTGTTGTAGTTGCTTAATTTGGTTACTTTGCTATCGTCGGCACTATAACGAACCTTGTTTGCATTCTCGTGGTTTTGAGCAGGTTTCAAATGGGAAAATCGAGGCATTTCGGGGATAAACTGGTTTAATCTATCATTCGCATCATCGTCTTCGTCATTTTTGGATTGCAGTGCAGGAGGCTCAATCGGGGAAAATTCTCCTAAATTATCGTTTTCATTGTCGGCGTCAGTCATTTGGTTCAACAATTCAGTTATTTTGTTATTTCTCTTTGTATTTGATTCTTCCGCGTCTTCGATGGTAGAAGGTTTTTTCATCGTTTGCATAGGTTCATTATAAACAGGTTCGTCGTCCTTCTTAAGGTTTCTTCTAATAGAAGGAACTCTTTTTTTGTTTTCATTTGTGTTATTACTAATCCATGGCGATGCTGTTGTAATTAAAGACATTGGAAATATTTACTTTATCTTAAAAAATAAGCAGATATTTATTCAAGTCGTTTATCTAATTTATTGTAAAAAAAATCACAAGTCTATATATACTAAATGATGAGTTTTTTACATCAATTTATTCCAATAGGTCTATTATTCTTATTTTTGTCTTATCGCAACGAATTCGTCGATTTTAGTCAAACACCGTGGGGGAAGATATTCGCGGTATGTATGATTTTACTGTATACACATATGGACAAGGTATTCGGATTGTTTGTATGTTCTCTCGTCATACTGTATTACCAGTCCGAATGGGTGGAAAATTTTTTGAATATGAAGAACATAGAGGAGTGGGAAGACGAACTCATGAAAAAGAAACAACCCGAAGAGAACAAAGTAGACTATTTAGACATCGACCATGTCCAGTCGAGCGTAGCACAAAACGAATTTAGAGAAAAACACTGTAAGAATGGAACACTCAAGTACAAAAATATGGATGTGAAAACCGATATGACTTCTCACGTGTTTCCTGAAGTGAAATTCAACGCCGACAAGTGCAATGCGTGTTCTCCCAACTGTAACTTTTCTATCATTGAAAGCAAGTTCAAAGCAGAGAACAAAGTGAAATCTAAATGTAGCACAAATATGTAAACACAATATATAGAATGCCCAAGCAACAAGTTTCCTTTTTGAAAAAATTAGATGACCAAATCCATTTACTAAACAATAGCAAAATATTCGCAGGCGTGATGATTATTTTATTGAACCTGAGTACTCGCTTTGTGAATTTTAAACTGAGCAAAACAACCGAGGCATACCTGAAGAATACGTTTAGTACTCAAGTTTTGGTGTTTGCAATTGCCTGGATGGGTTCTCGCGACATTTATATTGCGTTCATTGTAACTGCTGTCTTCATTTTGTCTACTGAATATTTGTTCAACGAAGAAAGTGAATTCTGCATATTTTCAGAAGAATTTAAAGATTACCATAACTCCAAACAAGAGCGTGAAAAAGAAGACGCTGAAGAAATAAGTGAAGAAGACATTATCAAGGCAAAACGAGTTCTCGAGAAAGCAAGAAAAACCGACAAAGTATCTTTAGAACTAGAGAGTTACAAAATATAATTCCTTCATCAAAATCAATATAATAAGAAATAGAGTTCTCTTATTATATGGAACTGATTGTTGCGAAAAACAATCAGAATGTGATTGGAAACAATGGCGATTTGATGTGGTATATCTCCAAAGACTTACAACACTTTCGAAAATTAACACAACATCAAATTATTGTAATGGGACGAAAAACATACGCGTCGCTACCAAATGGTCCGCTCAAAAACCGGATCAATGTAATTATTACGCGAGACCCCACAAAATACAGTAAAGAAATAAACGACGTACATTTTGTAACGCTCGACGCATGCAATGCACTATTGAATGAACTACAATTGCGACATCGCAAATCCGTATTTATCATCGGCGGCAGTGAAATATACAATCATTTTTACCCTCAATGCAGCACCTTGCATATTACGGAAGTAGATGACGACCAAGATGGAGATACGCTATTTCCTATCACAGAGGAGCAAATTGCAAAAGAGTATAAAATCACATCAAAACAAACCCAGCGTGACGAAGGAACAAATATGCTGTATTCTTTTTGTACATATAAAAAGATCTAAAAAAGTATAATGATAATATAAGAACTATTACCAATGGATTTAGAAGTTGCACCATTAGAAATTAAACTTAATACAAATATCCCCAATCAAGCATCCATATCCTTTACATCAAGTCTATTGCATCATCCCAGTTATACAATACCTACAAATATTGAAAAATATCCGTATTTGATTTCCAATGCCTATTTCCCAGAAGATGCATTGAGAAACATGGATTGGGAGGAGCGTATTTCATTTTTTTTCAATCTGAACACCATGCGTAATACAATGACGAACGAGATGATTGGAATAAAAACCGAACCCGAAGAGAAACAACTCGTCGAAAATCGCAATATATTCATTCTCATAAAGGCCTTGTTCCCAACCAAGTATTTCGTCCATAAGAATATTCATCAAACGTTGGAATATGTTACAGGCGAACAACCGGAACGATCCTTTTTCTTCAATCCGTTTAGTCAACAATTTTCGTACTCAAGATTGAACAATCAGGTATATACGAATATTCGCGTCACTTGGAAAAACGATTTATTGAATCACCCACTATACTATGATTTGGTAAAGAATACATATGAATTTATCATCAAACAACAAAAAGAAGATATCCGTGCAACGGAGAAATATGCAAAGATCATGGTTAAGTTTAATACATTATTGCGCGAGTACGTCTCTCGTATGTTAGGTATTATGCAAGAATATGATGAAAATATGCCGATAGACAAAGACCAAAATTATCACGCACTTCTTCGAGTTGCGCTTGTGAATTCGGTATACCAATGGATTAATTATGAAAACACGGATGAAACATTCGTCAAAATATTTATTATGAACATCAAGCAATACAACAATGAATTGAAGAACAAGGTCGACGAAAAATATCTCACGCCAAGAGATGTGGATTTCGTATCCAAAACGTTATTCGATTTGATCGAACAAAAAGATGACTATATCAATGCAATCAAAGACCCACTGATGAGGAAAAAAGCAAAACTAGAACTTGTTTTTAACGAAGACGTCGAATTCCTAACCACCAATCGTTTGCTAATAAAATTGGAAAATGATAAAGAGTTAAAAACATATTTCAACGATTATATCAATTACTTTACTAGCAAGGAAGACGAAATGAAAGCGGTGTACGCCAATTTGATAGATGAATTAAAACAGGCTGTTGATTTTCAAAGTTATAAGAGAACACCATTTCTTCAAATATCTTCGCAACCGGACTTACTCAAAAATAATGCAACTTACAGACTATATTACGTAAACAATATTGAAAAACTATTAGATACCACATCGAACAAAGTCTCTGTAATACCCGGAAATCATAAACTATATGCACTCTTGCATAGCAACAATGAAGAGGATGTTACATATTTTTTTGATTTCATGGAATACGTATACGAAAAGTACATATTATACAAATCATCTTCCTTGCCGGTCAAAGACGATTTTATTCAGAATGCAAGTGAACTGATATATACGGGCGTCGACACTTTGAAAGACCAAAAACAAGTGCATTTTATTCTGGATGTAATTGACGGAGAAGTGAATGACGAAAACAAGAGTACTTATTATTGTCCATTTATGAACCATTATATGGGGTTCTTATTGTCTGATTTTACACAACCCAACACGTTTGTGAAATGGAAAGCGGAACCTTATAATTTCATTGTATCTACCAGTGCAATACAAGACAAAATCACTTCGACAGAAAACAAACCCGTCGAAGAACCTGTATTAGTCCCAACAAGTGATACACTTGACGATAACTGGGAGAAATTTAAAAATCTCGTGAATATTGCTTCTCGAGAAAAAATAGTGGATAGTCTGTTGATTTTGAAAAAGCAAAACCCAGCGATAGATGAAACTGACGAATTTGCGTTTGTCCAAACGAACAATCCTTCTTTGTTTTCTGCAATTAAAAATATTTCAAAACATATCAAGAAGCGGGATCTGAATACAATGGGATTCCGAGAGAACCTACAAACACTGAAAGAGTTTACAAACAATTATCAAAGTCGATTTGTATATAACAAACAGTTGCTGGACGACTTGTCGACTGAACAAATAGACCAATATGAAAAAATAAACAAGGACAAAGCAGAGAACGAACTGTATGCTATCATTGCGAATAATGCAGTGCAATATTTCCAACAGAAGGGTGGTCGAAAAACTCGCAAGAAAGTGAAATTTGCTAAAAAGAATAATATTGTATTTATTGAATAAATCGACTATATAGATAATTGATTCAATTATAAGGTTTGTACACTTAGTTACGGGGTTTGCGTTTATTGGTGCGTTTGGACTTCTTGGACTTGGTTTTCTTGGATTTTCTTTGTTTCATCAGACGTTTTTTTGTTTTCTTTCCACCTTTGTTCGCCCATTCAGTTGGATTTTTCTTCTTCACACCGAGCATTTTTGCGATTTCACCTACTATTTCTAATGGGAGTTTTTGTCCTTCTGTCGTCTTGTTTAAGGCATTTACTTGTTCATATCTCTGTTTGTACTTTTTCAATGTGTCTGTTATTTGTTCATATACCTCGGGCGGTTTTGAACTCGTATCCATCATGTTAAATACGTTATTTTGTGTTGAACGTTTTTCGCTAGTATTAATGCCTTTATTTAAGTCATCCTCAAGTACATGTCCTTTTAATAGTTCTTCCACCGCTTTGTTATCTCCACTCATAATTGCATCCTGTAAACTCATCGCTTGCTATATACATATATTGATAAAAAAATACATGTATACAGAATTTGGAAACAGTCTATTTTTGTGTTATTACTTCTTTTTGTAAAAGGTTGCCTTTCCGTTCTTAAATATACCTACCTCATCGCCAATATCTTCATCATCGGTTATCGCATAAATTGGACCAGTTTTCTCGTTGGTTGTATAATATTTCTTGCCCTTAATATCGACTTCAAATACCTCTTCTTCTTCCTCCTCAGCATCCTCTTCTTCCTCCTCTTCTTCCTCTTCTACTTCCTCTTCTACTTCTTCTACTTCTTCCTCTTCCTCTTCTACTTCTTCCTCTTCTACTTCCTCTTCTACTTCCTCCTCTTCTACTTCCTCCTCTTCTTCTTCTTCCTCAGCATCCTCTTCTTCCTCTTCTTCTTCCTCTTCCTCTTCCTCTTCCTCTTCCTCTTCCTCTTCCTCTTCCTCTTCCTCTTCCTCTTCCTCTTCCTCTTCCTCTTCCTCTTCCTCTTCCTCTTCCTCTTCCTCTTCCTCTTCCTCTTCCT